ATGGTGACATTCAAGGCGGAGGTTTATGCCCACCAAAAGAAAAAGGACGGCACGTACAACATCAAGATTAGGCTTACCCACAAAGGACGTAAGAAATACATCGCAACGCCGTGGTATGCGACAAAGGACGACCTTACGCGGACTACCTTAAAACTGAAAAACCAAAAGTATATAGACCTGACTGACGGACTGATACGCAAGTACAGGAATGTGTGCGACAGGCTCGGTGAGGGCATTGAAGACATGACCGTTGAACAGGTGCTTGACTACATCATTCAGGAAAAGGGCGAAAGGTTTGACCTCGATATTATCGAATACGGGCGCAAGGCGGTAAAGGAAATGATGGAAAAGGGGCACAGGGGAAATGCCATGTCGTACAAGGTGGCTTTCGACAACCTTGTCAAGTTCCTTGGCCGTGACACGTTGAGCATAAAGGAAGTTACTGCACAATTCCTCAAAGACTGGGCCAAGTGGATAACGGAACAGCCCAACGTGTCGGTCGGCTACGCGCCGAACAACTATCTTAAAAGGTTAAGAGCCATACACAACATGGCAAAAAGGGAGTTCAACGACGAAGACGCCGGGATAATACGCATACCAAATTCGCCTTTCTCGCACATCGAGCTGCCAAAACTGCCGCCCGTTAGGAAACGTGCCATAACAGCCGGGCAGATGCGTGCCATTGCCGCGCTGGACTATAAGACGGTATGGCATTATGGCAACAACCGCTTCAATTTCGCCAAAGACTTGTTCCTGTTGTCGTTCTTCCTTATCGGCATGAACGTGGCTGACTTGTATTCGTGCGTTGACTATAAGGACGGACGTATTACCTATATGCGCACCAAGACAAGGAACAGGCGCGAGGACAACGCCCTTATGTCCGTCAAGGTAGAGCCGGAGGCTGTTCCGCTTATCGAGAAATACCGCGACCCTACAGGAAAAAGGCTTTTCAGGTTTTATAAGATGTACAAGGGAACGGACGCTTTCAGCGCGGCCATAAACAAGGGGCTGAAAGACATAGGCAGGATAGTGGGCGTTGACGATTTGGAGTTCTACGCCGCCCGGCATACATGGGCAACGATAGCAATCAATGACGTTGGCATAGACAAGTACACCGTACACACCGCGCTCAACCATGTTGACGAGACGATGCGCGTTACCGACATATACATAAAAAAGGATTGGTCGAACATTGACAATGCAAACAGGCGCGTGCTTGACTTCATGGGGATTGAAATAAAGTCCGTTGAAGAGCCTTTGTACACCAAGGGCGACCCTGAAAGCACTGTTTTGCTTAAGCAAAAAACGTAACCGCTTGATAATCAAGATAGTAAAAATCAGATTTGCTTAAGCAAAACATTAAATTACTGACGCTCAATTACTTACGTGTTTTGCTTAAGCAAAAAGCCTTGTTTGCTTAATCAAAACGCACAACTATCTGATAATCAACATAATGCGAAGCCGAAAGGTGCATTTTTTCACCTTTCGTTTTTTCGCTTCGCGCGCGTACATCTTTTAATAATAATATTATTATTAATAATTATTATTATATATATAAGGAATATAGGGTATAAGGGGAAAGAAGAAAAAGCAAGGAAAAAGAAGAAAGCGGACGCTCCTGGGTGTCCGCTTTCCTTGTAATGGCCGTGTTATTGGCTTTCGTAACGCCGCCGCTTGTCGTCAGCCTCGCTTCTCGCTATTTCGGCTTTCAGCTCGGCGATTTTGGCTTCCATGTCGGCTGTTTCAACTTCCTCTGCATCAACATATTCATCGTCCTCTTCGCCCAATAGTTCGGGGTGCTCTGCATCGAGCCTTGCAAGCTGTTGCATACGCAGGATAACGCCGTTGCCAAGGTCGATGCGCTGCATCAACGCCTTTATGATGTCGTTGCACCATATCGAGAACTCCGGCGACAGCCAACGCGCGAACTCTATCGCCAAGTCGGAATGTAGCCACGTGCCGCCTCGTGTTCTCGTTCCCTTTTGAACGACGACTACATTTTGCAAAGCGCATTTTCGCGCTTTGCAAAATGCCTTAATGTAATCTTTGGCTTGTTGGCTTCTTAACCAATCCCTTGTGCGCTTACCGAAAGCCTTTGCCATTTCGGTAGCGTTTACCATTGTCGGGCCTGTTTCGCCGCTAAGGAATGTTATCAGTTGCTTGTGGAACGGGAACGCTATCATGTCTGACGGTATCAATACCGTTGCCTTGTCGTTCTGTTTCATAGTGCTTGCCTCCTTTCCGTCTCGTAAACGTTGTTGACTACGAGTGCGCCGACCATCGGGCGCAGGTCGTTGTTGATGATGTCTTGCAGTCTTTCCTGTGCGTCAAAGAACTCTCCGTCGAAGTCTCCATCCTCAAAAAGGTACTTGGAAAGCTCGTTAAGGCGGTGTTGCAACTCAACGGCCTTGCGGATAACGTCTATAAGGCTGTCTGTGTCTTTTGGGTGGCCTGTTTGGTTGGCCTTACCTGCCATTGCGCTACTTTTGTTCACGTGTAGGCTAAATTGCGTTGTTTTGAGCATAATAATAAAGCGGTGGAAATAAAAACGGCTTCCACCTGTCCCGTTGCTCTACACCAACGCTGGCAGTGGGCGCATTGACGCACCACACGGGGGTATGGAAGCCGATATGTCCGTATAGTCTTACGACACGTCAGGGCATAAAAAAAATGCCTGACCGACATAGACAGGCTTAACACCTGCCAACGTTGAATTGTAGAGCATTGCAAATGTAGCGATAATAAACAAAACCGCCAAAGATTTTGGGTGAAATCTTAGGCGGAAAATGGAATATGTGTTTGACAAACATATAAAATTGTCAGTTATGTCAAAGTCTCATCAATTTTAGTTTCTGAACTAACGCCAAGGCACACCATGTTCCTATCAAAAAGTAAGGCTATATGGTATGCAGGTTGAATCCATTGGCAAAGCACGGTATCATTTAACACGTCTTTGGAATTAGGTTCTCCAACATAGTTTACTATTTGGTCGTATGTTTTTCCTTTCAGTGTCCCAAGTTCTACAAACTTTTTGTTGAGTTCTTGTGATGGGGTTGTGGTGAAAGCCTTTATTATAGCTCCTAATACAAGCGCAATGAGCGGTATTGCGAAAATCCAAATCATCAAACTATTATCCATATATGAATGTTTTTGTCTTGTTACCAATCATCGCCTACATTATTTTCAACGCCTTTCTTTAAGTCGATTATGTAATTGTTGAAAAACTTTTCCAAGGCTTCTTTGGCGTATTTGGCCTTTAATTCGCCTTTCTTGTTGTAAATCACGTTTATAACTTCCGACCCAAAACCTCCGTTGGATTTTCCTTGCAATAATAGGCGTATTGTCTTGCTGCCTGATTTGTAGTCGGCAAGTGTGAATGTAGGAGCGTCAAAACGTATGCGACCGTCCTTGAAGCGGATGGATATAGTATAATTCATATCGTAAGAAGCAGCGGCCATGCCTAATGCTTTCTTTTGTACCGCATCGCTTTCAATGCCGTTTATGGTGATAACGTCAGGCTCTGACTCGCTCAAAACGTCTTTTGGCGAACGGTAGATGCTTACAAGGTACGCACGCACTTTTTTGTAAAGTTCCTGTTGTGTACCTTGTATGTCAACAACTACATAATTTTTTGTTTCGTCATCACTTGAAACAAACCCGTTAGGGGTCAACGTGAAACTTTGGGCAATGGCTGACACTGAAGCCATTACTAACAAGCCCATTGTGAACAATAATTTTTTCATATATATATATTATTAAAATTCAATGCAAAATTACTAAAAATGTGCCGTTATTGGCTCAACGATAGTCATTTTGCAGTGATTTTAGCACATTCATCTTTACTTATTCTTGCTTTCTGATGTTGATTTGCTCGCGGAATCCGCTCGTTTCAAACATTCCGCCATAGCCTGTAAGCAGCCACCTCGCACTTACGCCGAAGTCTTTAACCATAGGGTAAAGCCATGACACCTGAAACCAACTGCGCTCCAAGTCCTTCCGCTGGGCGTAAAGGTTGCGGCGGTCAATGTTGTAAGCCGTGCAATACGTGTTTATTCCCCTGATTTTACCCATTGCCTTTAATGTGTCAAGGGCGGTGTAGAAACGCATTATCACCTGTTTTGTTTCCGGCGTATTCATAGGCTGTCAGTGATTAGGCGCAGGTGCTCGATGTCGGCTTTCAGTTTTTCAAGTCCGGCTGTTTCGTTCCCGTTGACCCTCGCCGTGGTTATTGCGTTGGCAATGGCGGTGAGTTCCGCCATTCCGCAATCGTTATTGACATTACGTCCGGCTGACAGGTTTTCGACAGCCGACCTGTACAGGTCTATTACCATTTTATAGTATTTTTCCATTTGTCATTGATTTTTCGGTATTTTCTTTGTCGTGAAACATCCGTTGCGGTATTCCATTGTCACCCGGCAACGGCAGAGGCGGCATCCCCATCCTGACGGGCACTGTCTTTTTTAGCATCTTCAAGTTGCATTTCAAGCCGCCCAATTTCCCTGTTGAGCCTTTCAATAATCATGTCTTTTTCCAACAGTGCGCTGTATGGCGCTATCAGCTTTTCATTCATCATCTTGACAAGCTGTCTTGTAAACGCATCAGCCCCGGCATTTATAAACTCTTGAGGCGAGGCGTTTATGGTCATGTGCTCGTCTGTGTCTGAAACTTCCTTGTAATATTTGGATATATCACCATATTTATCCTGTAGTATATCCAATTTTTCGGGCGGCAATGTCCTTTCGCCATTTTCAATGCGCGAAATAAAGTTTTGCTTGCATTGGAAGAGTTCGGCAAGTTCCGATTGCGTCACTCTTTTATCACGTCTAAACTCTCTTAAATCAAACCTTTTCATGTATAATATCAATTTTATTATCAAAATATAACCAAAATATTTGGATAATTCGGATATATAACCTATCTTTGCAACACGATATACAAGTTATTGATGCAAAGATAATAAATATGTTTGTAAAACACAGTAAAATATGGAAAATATGGGAAAGACAAAGTTTCGGGAGATTTACGATGCGCTGCCTCCTAAGACAAGCGTAGCCCCCAAGTCGGAGTTCGTAAGGGAGATAGCAAGCCTGTGCAAGGTACACACGTCAACCGTGCGTTGTTGGCTCGCAGGTACGCAGCGGCCTGATGCGTTAAGGACTTCCATTTTGGCAAAACGCCTTGGAGTGCCCGAAGATGTATTGTTTTCATAAACACGTGCATTATGATAGTTGAAAATTTGATATGGTCTGTTGTGTGGGGCTTACTTGGAGTGACAAGCCTTGTATGCGCGGTGTTGTTTGCCGCATGGTGGCACGGGGTGTTCGCCGTTGCCGGGCTTGCGCTGGCATGGGCTTACTTCACCACTGACGGCGAAAGGAGCGTGAGAAATCACATGGCACGTATCATTGGCAGGAAAAAGGAGAAATGAAAAATGGCAGTATCGCTTGAATTGTATGAGCTGAAAAACCTTTGCATGAAGTTTTCGGAGCTTGGGGCGGCGAACTTCGCCAAAAGGCTTGCGCCCGGCAAAGACCTTATATCGCAGAGACAGGCTTACAGGGAGTTCCAGGAACACCGTGTAAAGCGTTGGGTGGAAAATGGTCTTGTGCAAGGCTCACGCATGGGCAGCACGGTACGTTCAAAGATACTCTACTCGCGTGCCGAACTGATGGCGGTTGACACGGCGGAGAAAATGAAGACAATGGTAAACAAACATAGTAATGATGATGAAAACTATTAAACTGAAAAGCCTTGCCCTTGTGAACTTCAAGGGCATTGCGAACATGGAAATCGACTTTTCCGACCGCGAAACGTGGATAACGGGTGACAATGGAACAGGCAAGACAACTGTTTTCGACTCTTTCCTTTGGCTGTTGTTCGGAAAGGACTCGACATGGCGGAGCGACAACAACTTCAACATTAAGACCTTGGATGACAAAGGCAATCCGATATTGCATCTTGAACATTCGGTTACAGGCATACTTGACGTTGACGGCAAGGAAGTGAAGTTGAGCCGAAGTTATGTTGAGGTATGGGCAAAACCAAGAAACAGGGCGGAAGAAGTGTTGAAAAACCACAAGACGGAATTTGCGGTGAACGGCGTTAAAATGGGCACGAAGTCAGAGTATGACGAGGTTGTTTCCTCAATCATAGACGAAAGCGTGTTCAAGCTGATAACCGACCCGTACTATTTTGCCGCCCTGAAACCTGACGTGCAAAAGTCTATATTGTTCGACATGGCAGGTAACGTTTCGGATGAGGATGTAGCGAAAACAAAGCCCGAATATGCGGAGCTTCTTGACAGACTTACGGGACGCACTCTTGAACAGTATGCAAAAGAGATGGCGGCCAAGAAAAAGGCTATCAATGACGAGCTGAAAGTAATACCGAGCCAAATAGACACGGCGAACAGGCTTATGCCTGAAGCCGAAGACTGGGCCGCGCTGGAAAGCGAGATAGCGGCCAAGAAAAAGGCTGTCGCTGACATTGACGCACAGATAGCCGACAAGTCGCAGATTAACGAGAACGAATATAAGCGGAAGTCGGAACTGCAAAAGGAATTGAACGACAAACGTCTTGCGTTGGCTAAAAGACAGGCCGACATAAAGGGTGAGGCAATGAAGGATGTCAACGCCAAGACCCTCGACTTGCAAAAAAAGGAATACGAGATTAGAAGCCTTGCCGATTCAATTCAACGTTGGCAGGAACGCCGCCAAAACATCAACTTGAATATAGCTGCCATTAATGACGATTTGGCGGCAATGCGTGCCGAATACCGTAAAATCAATGCGGAGACGCTGGAATATCCACAAGGTGCGTTCGTTTGCCCTACTTGCCACAGACCCTTGGAAATTGACGATATAGAGGAAAAGCAGCGTGAGATGCAAGCAAACTTCAACGCTGACAAGGCAAAGCGTCTTGAAAAAAACAAGAACGATGGCAAAGCCAAGAAACAACGCATGGATGAACTGACGAAAGAGGTTGATGACCTGTCTTTGAAAATAAAGACAAGTGAGCAGCAGGTAGGCGTGATGAAAGAAGATTACGAAACGATGAAGTCGCAAATACCGCAAGCACCTGATACAGATGCGATGATACGGAATGACGCAACGTGTGTCGGGCTTGAAAATGACATTGCGGAGCTGGCAAACCAAATGGGCATGGAGTTCAAACCTGCCGACACAACCGAGCTGGAAAGCGGCAAGGCGGTGCTTCAAGACGCCTTACAGGAACTGTACAAGAGACTTGCCAACAGGGAGCAGATAAGCCGAATACACAAGGAGATTGAGGAACTTGAAGACAGACGCCGGGCAAACAATGTGGCGTTGGCGGAACTTGAACGTATCGAGGATTTGGCATTCAACTTCCAAAAGGACAAAGACGCGGAATTGACAAGACGCATTAACGGCCTGTTCAAAGTTGTTTCATTCACGTTTACAAGGGAACAGCTTAACGGTAACGAAAAGCTGGCTTGCATCTGTACTGTGAATGGCACGCCTTATCCTGATGTCAATACGGCTGGCAAGGTCAACGCTGGCGTTGACATAATTAACGCTATCTGCAAGGCAAAGGGTGTGTGCGCGCCGCTTTTCATTGACAACAGGGAAAGGGTGAACAGTATAATCCCCACCGTCTCGCAGATTATCAACCTTAAGGTTTCGACTGACAAGCAATTAACCATAAAAAGTGTAATGTGATGAAAAAATCAAGGTTTTTGACCGACGTAGAGAGTTTTAACAACTATGTCGCGGAGCAGGTGGAGAGCGACCCTAAGAAAAGGAAAGCTGCCGTAATGATAGTGGTTGAGGAAAACGAGGCAGGTGGTGCGGATTGTGTCGTTTCCGTTATGGGCAAAGAGAGTATTGTTTTGTACGGATTGTACAAGTTCGTGACAAGCCCCGGCGTTGATGGGCTTATGGAAACATTAAGTGGAACAATTAATTTGATGAAAGGAAAATAATATGACAACACAACAGACAACAGCGGTGACGACTGCAAATAACGCGCAGGTTGCCGGGAAACCGAAAAAGATTGACGTGCTGAAAAATATGCTTAATGCGCCGTCAGTGATGGAACAGTTTAAGAATGCGCTGGCTAAGAATGCGTCTACGTTTGTCGCATCCGTGATAGACTTATACAATACTGACAGCAAACTACAGCTATGCGAGCCGAGACAGGTAGTTTCCGAGGCTTTGAAAGCGGCGGTGTTGCATCTGCCTATCAATAGGGCTTTGGGCTATGCTTACATTGTGCCCTACAAAAATACGAAGAAAGACGAAAGGGGTAACTACATTAAGGTTTACGAGCCGAGCTTCCAACTTGGATATAAAGGCTACATTCAGCTTGCAATGAGAACAGGGCAATACCGCACAATAAATGCCGATGTCGTTTATGATGGAGAGCTACGAAAAGTAAACAAGCTGACAGGCGAGATAGCTTTTGACGGCGAAAAGAAAAGTGATAAGATTGTCGGCTACTTCTGTTATTTCGAGTTGATGAATGGCTTTTCCAAAACGTTGTACATGACTGTTGAACAGGTGGCAGCTCATGCAAAGCGATACTCAAAGGGACTCGTGTCATACGACAAGGACGGAAAACCCGAAGATGTTACGGAAGATGCGCTGGTAAGGCTTGCCGCGCTTCCCTTTTCGCCTGACAGCAAGAAAGTTGGTTGGCTTGGTAACTTTCACGCAATGGCGATAAAGACGGTCATACGCACATTGTTAAGCAAGTACGGTTATCTGTCAATAGAGATGCAGAATGCTTTTGCCGACGACAACGAGGCTGATTATGACAATGACGTTGCCGACCGCGAAAGGCTTGTGTCGCACAATGCTACCAAAGTCATAAATATGGATGAAGCCGAATTTGAGCCTGTCACGGATGGTGCAAATGCCCCGGCACAAGACGACCCCGGTTATTAAGAGTGTAAGTAATGGAATTGAAGGTATTGGGTAGCAGTTCAAGTGGCAATGGTTATATCCTTGAAGACGGAAAGGAGGCCTTGCTCATTGAAGCTGGCGTGCGCATTTCAGACTACAAAAAGGCTATCGGTTACAAGTTGGGCAAGGTTGTAGGATGTCTTGTGACGCACCAACACAATGACCATGCGAAGTACATAAAATACATGGTTGAATGTGGCTTCCCCGTAATTGCACTGCCCGAAGTATGGGAGGCCAAGCATATAGACGGCTCGAGGGCGATAAGGCTTGCCTATGGCAAGGGTTACAGGTTTGGCGGCTTTAAGGTGCTTGGCTTCCCGGCGTGCCATGACGTGCCTTGCGCAGGTTATCTGATAGAGCACGCCGCGTTCGGCAGGTTGATGTTCCTCACTGACAGTTGTATGTGTGAATATAGTTTCCCTGGCCTAAACCACATAATGATTGAGTGTAATTATTCAGACCCTGACCTTGTAAGGGCGATAGCCGAAGGGCGCACCCTACCATCACAGCGTGAAAGGCTGATGACAACACATCTTGAATTAAACACGTGCAAGGCGGTGCTTGCCGCAAACGACCTAAGCGATGTTTCGGAGATAGTGTTGCTTCATTTGTCAGACAACAATAGTGATGAGCGACGTTTCAAGACGGAGATTGAAGCACAGACAGGCAAGCCCGTATATGTCGCAGGTAAGGGATTATGTATTGAACTTTGCAAAATGTAGCAATGCGTAAGATAGTAGTCGAAAAACGTAACGGCCTGTTCAATCTTAAAGGGTTGTACAACTACTTTAAGTCAGTGTGCGATGGCTTCTACCGTGTAAGCGTTGAAAAGATACGCAAACCGCGCAGCAACGACCAAAACGGCTGGCTTTGGGGGTGCATATACCCGATGTTGCTTGATGCCTTGCTTGATGCCGGGTGGGAGTTTACAAGCACTGAACAGGTACACGAGTTCTTTAAGTCGCAGATGACAGCCGACAAGGTTGTGAATAGGCATACAGGCGAAATTATCAGCTTTCCCGGCTCGACAGCGGCGATGGATACCGTTACGTTTTCGACCTATTGCGAAAAGCTACGTGAATACGGGCGTGAGTTCTTGAATATTGAAATACCTGACCCTGATAGATTTTGGAGGGCTTATGATAAACGTACCTGACAACATTGTAGCGGAGTTGACAAGACACTTGCCATTAATATTGCAAAATATGCCGCAGGTAAAGAGCTTGAGGGTCTTGAATGCTATAAGAATGACAAAGATAAACATTAAAAAGTTGAACAAATTAAAATTAAAGAAAGATGGAGAAAACAATCGAAATCAAACAAAGTAACGTTGACGCGGCTTATAAAGTCGCTGATGAATACATGAAAAAAGTCCTTGATGCGCTGTTAGGCAGAAATACTGCAAAGCCGAGTCTTGATGACTACAAGAGTATCAAGAGTTATGCTGATGCGTGCATTGCGCTTGATGAAGAGCCTATTGATGAAGAAAAACTGTTGAATGCCGGGTGTGAGGCAAGACATATAGCCCTGATGAAGTTGGAAACGATAAGCCGTGCTTTGTGGGGCAGGAACTTTAAGCCTGTACCCGACCCCGAAGGCCGCAAATGGTTTTATTATCCTTGGTTTGCGTGTACAACGCAAAGAGAAATGGATGATATGAGCGATGAGGACAAAGGGGGCTTGTTGTGCGCGAGTGCGGCTCACGGTACGCATGCAGGTTTCGGCTGTCTGTACACGTATCACCGTTCCTCGTACTCGCATGCGAGCCTTGGCTTCCGCTTGTGCCAGGAAGATGAAGAAAAAGCAAAGTATTTTGGAAAGCAATTCATTGAGCTTTGGGCGGAATGGCTGTTGCTTGACTGGAAAATCAAGACAGAGTGAACAATCAAAAAAATTTTGAATTATGCAAGACGTATTATTTGCCGATATGCCAATATCGGAAAGGGAACAGCATTTGAGGGATAATGCCGACCAAATTGTAGAAAAGAGCTACACAAGGAAGTTTGAACAGGAAGAAATAAACAAACGCCGGGCGGAGCTGGCGAATGTGTCAATCCAAATTCGAGAGCTTGAAGATGAGCTTGCCGAAGTTAGGACGAATATAAAAGGTCAGATTAAGCCGTTGCAAGAACAGGTAGGAAAAATCCTCGATGAGCTTAAGGCTGGTGGCGAATGGGTAAAGCGCGATTGTTACAAGTTCGTTGACCCCGAAGAGGGGCGCACGGCAATTTATTCGCCTGACGGCTACAAGATAGAGGAACGGCACATAACTCCCGAAGAAAGGCAACGCACGATGTTTCAACAGATGCGCGGAACAGGGACAGACAATGTTTAACAATTAAAATCAAAAGAATATGAAAACCGAAGAAATGGAAAAAGGTATTGTAATAAATATCGGTGAATACAAAGGCGATAAGCCTATTGAGGTGGTATTGCGTCAAGGCGAAGCAGCCAAGGTACAGCAGCTTGAACTTAAAGCCCCCGAGAGTAGGGATGTTACAGGTGTACTTTCAACGCCTTACGACTGGCTGTCAAAGCGTATCGGGACGATAGATATTCAACAGGCGAACGTGCTGGTTGAGCGAGAGAAATGTCAAATAACCCTTACCGTCAACGAAAGGGACTTCTATGCCAAAAGCAAGTTCACAGGCCGTGCTGAATATACAGACACATACGCCGCATTCGGAATTAACGACCCAAGCAAGGGTTGGCAACCTGCCAAGTTGGGGCAGTTCTTACGCCTTAATCGAAGCGTTTTTTCAGACCGCGAACAATGTATGAAGTTGGTAAGCATTCTTAAGAACTTCAAGGCAAAGGCAACGGCGGAGATTGAGAAACAGCACGACCCGTCAGGCTCAATGGCGGATGTCTACCGCTGTCAGGTGGAAAGCTCATTGCCCAAGAGCTTCACGGTGAACATGGCGATATTCAAGGGGACTGCAAAACAGGGTTTTGAAATAGAGTTCGACCACTACATTTCAGACGGCGATGTTTATCTGCAACTTGTTTCGCCGGGTGCTAAGGAGATGGCGGAAACATACCGCGATACTTGCATAGACCAAGTTATTGCTAAAATTAAGGATGTTGCGCCGGACATTGCAATATTGGAAGCCTAATTAAACAACACGGAGGGTGCGAAAGTACCCTCCTTATAACTACAAACATGAAACGGCGCAAGGCAAGCATACCACCGCTTCCGATAGACACCGAAATTTGGCTTACCAATCCTGATGTCCTAATATTGCCGCCACACGTCAAGGGCTTGTTTATGGATTTGCTTTGCTATATGTGGAGCAGCCCACGGCGCGGAATAATGGCAAGACCCGATGGCAAGGCTTACACGAAGAATGAGATTATGCGGCTGTTGGCGATAATAGACGATACGCCTTTGGAACGCCTGATAAACGCAGGTTTGTTGCAAGTCAACCTCCAAGGCGAATATTGCAACGTGAAGATGATGAAAAGCAGCATAATCAGCGCGGTAAGGCGCATGGCCGGGAAAAAAGGTGGTGACAGGACAAAGGCAAGGCTTCAGAATGCCAACCCCCAAAAGCCTGAAAAGGTCGCAAAACAGGAAGTGACGGAAAGCGTACCTGAAAAGCCGCCTGAAAGGAAAATGACGATGACACCGAAAAAAACGAAAAAGAAGAAAGAACCCAAGGTGCAATACGCCGAGTTCGTAAGTCTAACGAAGACGGAATACGAAAAGCTCTTGAACAACCATTCAGAGGAAGAGGTCAAGGGGTATATATACATACTTGACAACTATAAAGGTAGTTCAGGTAGGACATATAAATCTGATTATCGCGCCATTCTCACATGGGTAATTGACGCATACAATGAAAAAGTTAAAAGATATGGAACTCAATGGAAAGCCGCTTACGCAGGAAGCGGCGTTACAGATAATAAGGGACTATCAACAGCAACGTTACAGCCTGTCAAAGGCACAGGCGGAGTGGGAGGTGCAGAAACACCGCAGGACTATTCTGAAAGGTTTTAGGTACAACTTGGAAGACCCGGACGAATATAAGTTGCACGCCAAGATGATTTCGGAAATAGGCAATACGCTGATGTTGCGCGAATATTCTACATTCGTAATTGACGAATACAACAGGGATGTGTTGCGCTTCATGACATATTATTTCAATGGCTGTAAACTTGCCGAGGATGTGTTTCCTAATGAACATTATAGACTGCATAAAAACTTGCTTTTGATAGGCGAGCCGGGAACGGGAAAGACAATGCTTATGCAGATATTTTCCGAGTATTTACGCGAGACGAGGAATGACAACTACTTTGTCAATATCAGCGCAACGCAGCTTATGAATTATTACAAGGTACACGGGCATATTGACAAGTACACCTACAACGAATGCGCCGATGAAAAGGCCTCCGAAGGTACGCCTTTTAACGTCTGCCTTAACGACTTGGGGCTGATGACCGAAAATCAAAAGAGCTTCGGCACGATGCTGTCGCAGGTGACTGATGAGTTTCTTTTTGCACGTTACGAGATATACCAACAGACGGGCAAGAGATACCACATAACAAGCAACTTGGCGGTTAAGGCTTTGAAAGAACGCTTTGAACAACGCCTTGTTGACAGGTTTAAGAGTTTTAACGTAATCGAATTGCACGGCGGAAGTCGCAGGAAATAACTTAAAGACGGATGGCAATGAAAGAAAAAGCATTGACAATAACGGAACAGTTCCGGCAGGAAGATGCACACGTTGACAACTTACTTTCGGAAATAAAGGAAAACCTTTTGGCGAAAGTTCCGCAAAATGTAGATGTCATATACAGGATAGTAGGAATGCCGCCACAAGTTGAGGTATGGAAAGTTGACAAGATAGAGTTGACGTTGCCGCAAGAATATAGGTCAAGGTTTTGGGAACGGCCACAGATAGGCAAACGCGCACAAAGAAAGGATGTCGAGAAAATCACGGCATACTTTTCATTCATTCAGAAAATCCGCGACAAATTCGAGTTGTCTTATTTCATTTCATGCAAGCATGAACGAGGCGTAACTCTTAGTTCCGTGCGTTATAGCGATTTGACAAAGGAAGACGGCGAATACACTTGTTATTATGACAAGGCGGAGGCGGAATGTCAAAGGCGGATGGAAAGATACGAAACGTACTATAAGCCACGGGAAGGATATACGGCTTGCACATATTGCCACAAGCAAGTGCCTAACAATAGGGTCGTGTATAAAACAATCATTGGAATTGGGCTTAAGCGTGTGTATGACAGCTTGCATGGCAGGTGGATAAATAAAAAGGTCGTCACTACCCAGCGGTTGCCGTTTTGTAGTGGTGAGTGCGCATATAACGAACAATGCAGCAGGGAGGGCTGATGTATGGAACTTGAACAGATAGAGCAAAAGGCAAATGAATATTGCCACAAGAATTTTCCTTACACTAAGGAACTTTCAACACCGATACCACAGGCATTTGTGGCAGGTGCAAGATGGCGTATAAATTCATCATGGCACAAAGCGAGTGAAGAGCCTGAATACGACCGTATCTTTATCGAAATACGGCAGACTGGCAGGAAAGGTGTTTACAGCTTTAACATGGGCGTGAAAAGCCTGTTGTGGAATACTCATGTGGCATTCTTTCATACCGTTCTTTGGGCTTATCTTGATGACTTTTATCCTGATGAAATTAAGTAAACTAAAAACTGCAAAAAATGAAATGCGACATTGATTTTAACGGCTTGCGTGACAGGGCATTTGCAACAGCCAAGGCACACGGCTGGCACGACCAAGAACTTAGTGATAACCATTGGCGGATGATGGTTATAACCGAAGTTTCCGAAGCCGTTGAAGCTGACAGGAAAGGACGGCACGCTGATTTGGGGAAGTTCTTAACAAATGCCTCCAAGGGTGATTGTCCTTGGGATGTGGACTTTGAAATATTTATCAAAAACAGCGTTGAAGATGAACTTTGTGATGTCGTTATACGCTGTCTTGATTTGGGCGGATTAAGGGGTATAGATTTTGACCGCATTAACAAGATGCTCAAAAAATTAAAATTGAGGGATGTGCCGTGTGCATTCACCGAGATTATGTTTGACATTTGCGGTGTCTTGACTAATGGCTTTTACAACCTTTCTTACGTATTGTGTCTTACGATAGCCGCTGTTATTGCCTATTGCGATAGTAAGGGAATAGATATTGAATGGTTCATAAATCAGAAAATGAAATACAATGAAATGCGCTCGTTTAAGCATGGTGGTAAAAGTTATTGAGTGTAAAGAAATGTGTATTATGAGTTGAAAAGAAACAAGCAAAATGAAAAAATACGAATATATATCAATACACGCAAAGGCTTACGTAAGCCTGTCAAGGAAATACGAGAGACTTCGTGAGCAAATAATAAAGGAAGAAATAGGCTCGAAAAGACATAATAAGATAGCTGTTGAAATGGGCTTATGTGCAATGTACTTGGGTAAGGAGCGTGAACGTCTTGGATTTGTTTTGGACTTCTTAAAGCTCGAAGACATAACAAAGGAGTGGAGGCCGAATGGAATAACCGTTTACAATGGCATTCGGGGCGAATTGCAAGAATTGAAATTTGATGAATAATTATGGAAAGAGAGGATATTGAAAAGGCTGCATTGGAACACGCCATGAACGAAACAGGGCTTGACTATATAGGTGAGGTCGCTTATGAAAATGGTTTTGTTTCAGGCGCAGAATGGATGATTGATGCGTTGGGCAAAATGCAACCAACAGAAGTATGGAAAGAAATCACCAAGAGGGCAAGAGTTCGTTCGAGTGATGAGAAATAAATAACAAATCCAAAATTATGGCAAGGCAAAATAAGTGGGGAACGGATAACCAAATATGCGTGAAGATAACCATTCGCAAAGGCTGTAACGATTGGGAGGTTATCTATTACCGCAACAAGTTACCGATGTGGATTATCGAACAATGGCGGTGGTACTTCGACTACATAGCTGCCCTTGTTAAGGTTAGCAACCCACGGCTGAAAGTAGAGCTGACAGTCTGCGCACAGACGTTGAAGCAGGGCCAGGAATACATCGAGGAAAAGACAAAGACACTACTACGGGCAAAGAAATCAAAGTTGAAAAGATTGCAGAATACGCCAGTACAGGATGATTTGTTTCACTTTCACCGTGAAAGGCTTGATAAGGCCATTCAGGAGTTGCGAGAGGCTATAAGAGCACTTGAACTTGGAGTGTTCAACTACTACGTTCCACCGACATACATCAACAAACTTAAAAATTGGATAAGAAAATGAAAGAAGAACAGATTGAAAAGGCGGCGTTACTTTTTGCTGGTGCTGGTGAATTTGGAGAATGCCCATATAATCCTGATGCAAAGAGCGGATTTATGGCTGGCGCACAATGGCGCATCAATTCTGTGTGGCACGATGTAAGAGAGCAACCCGAACAAGATAAGTGTTTCATATATGAAATTGGGCACGGAAGATATGAAACAGATTGTATTTATAAGAAAGAAAAACTAAATTGGGAACGGTATGCTGCCCAACTTAACATAATACGTTGGGCATACGTTGACGACCTATTGCCCGAAAGCAAGGAGGTAACGAAATGAGTTACGATATAGATATGTGCGATGCAATGACCCATGACAACGGCTATTGTCCTCTGCGCGAGCAATGCAAGCGGTTTATCTTGGGTCAGAGAGCATTGATGGAGGATTATTATCCGATATATTGGATTGAGCCTTGTTATGAGGACGGTAAATGCGAACTATTTATCAAAGCAAAGGAGGAAACGGAATGAAAGCAAGGATAAAAAAGACAGGCGAGATTATCAATATCGCCGATTATGCAAAAGTTACGCTTGACAAATGCGACAGTTGGGGCAATCCCATAGAACTCGGATTTGACGAAGTGGAAATACTGCAAGAGCCTACAAGTGCCATTGATTGGGGACAGAGGCGATATGAGATAGCAAAGACTATTCTGCACGCGATATATATTGATGACGGCAATGCCGAGAGAGCAGAAGAGTCAGGCTTGGGCTTTGAATACAAGGATTTGAAAGGCTCTGCCCAAGAAGCGGTACGGTTCGCCGATGCGCTTATTGCAGAATTGAAGAAAGGAGGTACGCAATGAAAATTTACATATCAACGCCGATAAATGGGCGTAAGGAGAAGACACCGTATGAAAGGCGTAAGGCGGCTCACCGCAAGGCTAAAGCATTGAAAGCGTACCTTGCCGATGAATATCCTGATGCAGATATAATAACGCCGTTTGATGTCGTACCGTTTGACGATACGGATGTTACAGAAACCGAGGCTCTTGGCCGGGACATAACGGCGTTGTTGGAATGCGATACAGTGTTTCTTGATAGGGGCTGGACTTCATCAAAGGGATGCAATCTTGAATACCGTGCGGCAAAGATATATGGTTTGCGAATAATTGACGGAAACAATATTGAGGAATGATAGTGCTAAGTCTTTTTGATGGAATGTCGTGCGGTCAGATAGCGTTGCGCGAGCTTGGTTGCAAGATAGACAAGTATTATGCAAGCGAGGTCGATAAGTTCGCGATACAGAATACGATGTTGAATTTTCCTGATACGGTACAGCTTGGCGATGTCCGCAACGTTGACGCACGAAACCTTGGGCGTATTGACTTGCTCATTGGAGGCAGTCCGTGCCAGTCTTTCAGCTTTGCCGGGAAGCGCAAGGGTATGTCAACTTCTACGAATGAAAAAGTCCTTACGCTTGACCGCTATCTTGAATTGAAAAGGGCAGGTTTTGAGTTCGAGGGACAAAGTTACCTGTTTTGGGAGTATGTACGAATACTTGCCGAAGTACGGGAAGCAAACCCTGATGTCTTTTTCTTGCTTGAAAATGTAGAGATGGGCAAACGATGGGAATGTGTAATCAACGAGGCATTGGGTGTGCGCGGTGTTCACATCAATAGTGCGCTCGTTTCGGCACAAACACGGAAACGTATCTATTGGACTAATATAAAGACTGCACAGACCGATTTATTTGCCCCCCCCGAAAGTGTTATACCGCAACCGAAAGACAGAGGCATTCTATTGAAAGACATTCTTGAAGTAGAGGTGCCGGAACGTTATTATCTGAAAGAAAGCGTTGTTCAAAAGTTGCTTATTCACCGTGAGCGCAATGTCGAGAAAGGCAATAACTTCGGGGCAAAGTTCCATGACAGGGACGGAAAAATGAATGCTTTAAGGGTAAAGGGCAAAGAAATGTACGACTTGGTTAAGGAAGAAAGAGCGGTTGTAATACCTAATACAAAAAATCGGGGGGGGTAAAATTAGTTAAGAACGGCAAAGTTCCATGTATTATAGCAACATACAGCAAGGGGCTTGACAAATACGGCACACGGCCTTATATATTAGAGCTATGGATATTGTAAGGATTAATTACAAAGGCGAAATTCCGGCCAATCAGGACAAAGCAAATTGCATATCTTGCAAAAGCTACCACAGCGACATGGATTTGGTTTGTGTGGCGCAGCGTGGCAGGGTTTATAGGAACGAACAACCACGGTTTGAGGAGAGCCAGGCGCAAGGCAAGACGAACTGTCTTACCACCGTCGCAAAGGACAACTTGATAATGCAATGCCCTCGTGGCAACAACAAGGGCGGTTTGTATGTAGAAAAATCGCCTACGATAACAAGCCACTCATGGGAAAACAACAATTACCTTTTGAACATGAAAGATAATATAAGGCAGATAAATGCGTGCGGCGAAAGCAACGGGAAGCAACCGTACCAACAAAACAGGGTATATGATGTGGTAGCGCAAGCCCCGGCACTTATGAACGGTCATGGGGGCAGGACGATAAACATTATGGAGGGTGTCAGGATAAGGAGATTGACGCCTACGGAGTGTGCGAGGTTGCAAACAATACCCGACTGGTATAAGTGGGGTGTTTCGGAAACACAGCAATATAAAATGTTGGGCAATGGCTGGACTGTGGAGGTGATAAAGCACATCTTGTCTTTTTTGCCTGATGAATTAAAAAAATAAATGACTATGGAGAAAAAGAAAGTTATAATCACATTGTGCAAGGTTTTTCCTGCGGCACATTCAAGGTCGGGTAAGCCGACAGGTTTTGAGGAAAAGTTAAAGAACGGCAGCAAGATACACACCATACGTGAAAATAAAAACGGGATATGGAACAAATGGTGCGCCGACATAAACGGCGGCAGGAAATACTTGTCTGTAAGGGAGTGGAGCGGTAAGCCGTACAACTCGCAACAGAGGGAACTGATGCGGTTTGAAGATATTGGACTGCAAGAAGTAACGATGACCTACGGCTGTGATGATGCCGTGCCGCAAATATGGATAGACGGTAAAAATGTGCCTATCGAGGAAGTGGCGAAAAATGACGGCTTGACAGTCAATGAGTTTATAGAGTGGTTTTTCAGTAACAACAGTGAAAACGTTTTCGAGGGCGTTGTCATTCAATTCACAAAATTCAGGTATTGATGGAAGAAACAAACTTAAACGGTCTGCGTTGCTTTAACGGCGATTGTTTGGAACTGATGGGCAGTATGCCGGATAAAAGCGTTGACTTCATACTGACCGATATTCCGTATGAGCTGGACTTGAACGGAGGGGGCGGTCATGGAGACTTTATAAACCGTCGTTTACTGCGGCCACGCAAGGAAAGTGCGATATACTTTGTTTCCCACGGTATAGACTACGACAGGGTTTTTACGGAATTTATAAGGGTGTTAAAGGTGGTGAATGTGTGTGTCTTTTGTTCAAACAAGCAGATTGGGCGTATTATGACATGGTGGGAAAGCAAGGGTTATGTTGCTACGTTGCTTGTATGGGATAAGCCAAATCCCATGCCTTTGGGCAATGGCAACTATATAAACAACCTGGAATTTATAGTGTATATCCGTGAAAAGGGAGCGACTTTCAATAGCCTTGGATATAGGCTTCAGCAAAAGACATTCCACTACACCCCACCGAGCAAACGCATTCACGAGACAGAAAAGCCTGTTGGATTATTACGGCATTTGGTCGCGTTGCATACGAAAGAGGGTGATTTGGTGTTTGACCCTTATGCCGGGAGCTTTTCAACAGCTGTTGCGTGCTTCAAAGAAAAACGCCGTTTTGTCGGATGTGAGATATTGGAAAAATACTATGCCCCGGCTGTTAAACGGCTTAAGCTGGTAACAATGGAGCAAGTTTTGTTTTGATGGATTATGATATACATTGGTATTGACACGGGCGTACATACAGGCTTTGCCGTATGGGACAGTTCGGAACGTTGTTTCCTCATGCTGAAAACATTGAAGATACACGTTGCAATGGAGCTTGTAGGGGAATATGTAAAGTACGCCTCGGAAAAAAAGGTCAGGCTCAAGGTGCTTGTCGAAGACCCAAGAAAACGCAAATGGTTTGGAACGGAAAGAATGCCTCGTGAGATGGAGCGCAAGCGGTTACAGGGTGTCGGGTCTGTGAAACGCGACGCTGCGATTTGGGACGATTACCTTGCCGGACTTGGTGCTGATTATGAGATGGTAGAGCCTAAAAGGAACGTAACGAAACTAACGCAAGATGGGTTCAAAAACATTACGGGATATGGTAAAAGAACTAACGAGCATGAAAGGGATGCCGCCATGCTTGTATATGGTTATTAATTTTATGCCTTAAAAGTGTGTTTATTGAACACATTTTTGTATCTTTGCAATGAACTAAAAATATTAGCGTATGTATTGGATTCCGATATGTTCTATTGTGTGCGTGGCGGTGCTGGCTGTTATTTTGTGGAGGTATGAGGAAAGCATCGGGCGTATTGTCCTTAAAGTCCTGTTCCCTAAAAGGGAGTTCGGGAAAGGCGACCTTATACATATCTACGTAAACGACGATTACAACCGTAAGGCGCACATAACAGGCTTGTCGGAGTCGGTTGTTGCCATATATGACAAATTGGCTTTGCCGATAGGTTATCGAGGCAGGTTCTATGCGATAGGTTACAGTTCTGATGGGGATAAGTTCGTCTATGTAGGCGATAAAAGGCATTACAGATTTGTCCGTCTTGTCGAAGTGATGCGGAAGTTCTTTGAAATTTCAGATTATGACAACTTCATGCCTGACGATGAAGTAGAGGATGACGATGAGACAGAGGAGGCTGATGACGATGAAGAGTGAAGGCATTAAATATGTTCCGACAGACGATTTGACATTGTTTTCTCAAAATCCGCGTAAAATCAAAAAGGCGGACTTTGACAGGCTTGTGGATTCCATAAAGATAAACGGCTTTTGGAAGCACAGACCTTTGGCGGTGGAAGTCGAGGATGGAAAGATGGTGGTGTTGGCAGGAAACCAACGCCTGAAAGCGGCAAGGTTTGTCGGTTTGGAAAATGTGCCTGTTATCGTATATTACGACCTTACGCCTGATGAGCGCAAGGATATAATATTGCGTGACAACATCAATAATGGCGAATGGGACTTTGGCGAGCTTGAAGTCAACGACCTTTGGGGCGATGTCGATTTTGACTTTATCGGACTGGATATGCCAAAGGATGCGAAAAAGACTGCAAGCGAGGATGAGGAAGACAAAGACGAAGCCGATGGGGACGGCATGGAAAGTGGGGATGACGGCAAGGACGCATTCTATCGTTCCATGTGCCAAGATGTGCTTTATGAAAGCGACAATGACTTCGAGATACCCAACCTCTTGCTTGATATGCAAGCCGGGAAATTGGAACTGCCTTTTACCCCGTGGGGTGCTAACAGCCGTTTACGTAAGGATGTTGCGACATACCATTTCTACGTTGACGATTACAGGTTTGAGGCATTGTTCAAAGACCCTGTTAAAGTGCTTGACAGCGGTTGTAAGGCCATTGTCGAGCCGAATTGTAGTTGCCACGACCAAACGCCTATTGCGTGGGGGTTGCAACTTATATATAAGAAACGCTGGCTAAGCAGGTATTTTCAGGAATGCGGTATAAAGGTGTATGCAGACCTGAATGTTGCCGACAAATTCATTGAATACAATAAAATGGGCATTCCGAAAGGGTACAACGCCTTTTTCACCCGTGGCTTGGATGGTTGGATGGAAAGCCTTAAGTCTGATTTACGGGTTGCGCAGGAGATAAGCGGTCTTGACAGGCCGAACCTGATAGTCTACGGCGGAGGCAGGGATATACAGCTCTTTTGCCAAAAGTCGGGTCTTTTGTACGTTAGGGATTTTATAAACGATAAAAAGAAATAGCATGGGCAGAAATTCAAGCGGAACGCGCGGCGGTATGCAACCCGGCGACAGTTCCTATAAAGGAAAGATTACGGGTGTTGAGGACTTGGTGAAAATGAAAGACCCTCAGATGTACAAGGACACGAAAGCGGCGATAAGCCGTTACCATTCCGTAATGGGCGTAAGGCAAAGGGATGTAAAGTTGGCAAACCTTAGTGCCGGAACGCTTGGTGTGCATCAAACATTAAACGGAAAGTCTAATGCGGTGTATCTTAACAAGCAATATTTCAACAGGGGTAAAAAGTCGGTGGATGCAACGACACGTAAAGGTTATGCTTCCGGCTGGCATACGAAAACAAACAAGCCTACAGCGCACACTGTTACGCACGAGCTTGCCCATGCCACATGGAATGAACACATGACGGGTGCAAAGCAAAAGGCGGCAGGAAAGGAAATAAACAAGCTATATACACAATGGCGTAAGGACAAGAAGAAGTCGGGATATGGCAAATATGCAGAAACGAATGTCAGTGAGTTTTGGGCTGAAACAGTTACCAAGGCAGTACACGGCAAGGCTGACAAATACACAAGAAAAGTTAAGGCGATAGCGAAAAAATACGATTTATAATTATATTTGCAATAACATTCAAAATCAATAGACTTATGAGTAAAATCGAATTATCAGCTGATGAGATTAAAGTAATCCATCAGCAACTGAACGGAGAGATTGAAATATATAACGCAACCGATGAGCAACAACGTTTGCTGTCAAGCGTGATTGACAAGGCTGACGCTCTATTAGACGAAACAGACGCTTATGATGAGCTGGAGGAGCAGGGAAATGACCTTGTACAATGGTTTTGGAATAAGTACCAGGAACAGCAAAAACAAGCCTGATACTTGAAGTAAAAGCCGATTGCGATTTATTGCTATCGGTTTTTATTTGCAGTTTATATGTGTTTAGTGAACACACATTGCAAAAACAACGAATATCAACGGTAAAACAACGGATGGGACTATTTGAAAAAGACAACAAAATTGGAAATCGCTTTACAAGCGAGAACCAACCTCAAAACAGAGGTCGGAAGCCCTCCGTGTATAAATACATCAAGAAGTTGTCAGGAAAGCGTGTTGACCCATTAATGAGCAAGGAAGACTATTTGAAAGTCATTCGCTTCATAATGGAGAGTTCGCCCGAAGAGCTGGAGCCGTTGATTAAAGATGCGGATAAAAAGCCGAATAAGAAAACCCCTTTATGGGTGCTAAATGTAATATCGGCTATCAATACGGATATACGATATGGGCGCACGTCAACAGTGGAAATGCTGTTTGACCGTGTTTTTGGCAAGCCCACGCAAGCAGTGGAAAGCGATGTAAAAGCAGAGGTCACGAGCAACGGTGTTGACCTTTCGGGGTTGAGCACGGAAGAACTATTGCAATACAATGCGTTGTTGGAAAAAATAAAGTCAACGAATGGGTCGAAGTAAATACGCTGAAATACCCTTGTCTCTTTCAGTCAAGATGGAGCTTTTCAAACGCCGATGTTTCGACTTCATAACCTGTAAGGACGGCAAGCGGCACGAAAAGCAGGGCGAGGCTTTGGAATACCTGACGGATGACACGCACGTTGAAATCATGTATGGCGGAGCTGCCGGAGGTGCTAAGTCGTGGACGGGCGCGGCGTGGTTGCTTTTCATGTGCCTTTGTTTCCCCGGCACAAAATGGTTTATCGGACGTGCCGAATTGAAGCGAATAACGCAAAGTACATACATTACATTCAAGCGTGTCAGCACGATGTATGGGTGCGATGGCCTTTGGACTTTCAACGGACAACTTAACTTCATTGAGTTTTACAATGGCTCGCGCATTGATTTTCTTGATTTGCAGTTCAAACCGAGCGACCCACTGTACGAGCGGTACGGTTCGATAGAGTTTACAGGCGGCTGGATAGAGGAGGGCGGCGAAGTGAACTTTGGCGCATACGACACCCTCAAGACCCGTGTCGGGCGTGCAATGAATGCAGAATACGGGCTCAAGCGAAAACTGTTTATCACTTGTAACCCGAAAAAGAATTGGATGTACGATATATTCTACAAGCCATTTATCGCCAATAAGCTGCCGGGGCACATGATGTACCTTTCTTGCCTTGTGCAGGAAAACCCTTTTATTGACCCCGACTATATAGAGGCATTGCGTTCAACGGCTGACAAGGTAAAGTATCAGCGTTTGTTCAAGGGTAATTGGGAATATGACGATAACCCGAACGCTCTATGTTCGTATGATGCGATTTGCGCCATTTTCGGAAACCCGTTGGCTATTAGAACAGGCAAGCACTACATCACGGGTGATATAGCGCGCTATGGCGCGGATTATGCACGTTTGGCGGTATGGGACGGCTGGAATATCGTTGAAAAGATATGTTTCGCTGTCAGCAAGACAACGGACATTCAGGAATGGATTAAAAGCCGCCAAAAGAAATACAGAATACCGAAATACCGTTGCATTGTTGACGAAGACGGCGTTGGCGGCGGTGTTGTTGACAACTGCGACATACAAGGCTTTGTCAACAATTCATCACCGTTGAACGGTGAAAATTACAGGAATTTGCAAACGCAATGCGGTTACAAGCTGGCGGAGCATATAAATGCAAACGAAGTGGGTGTTGATGATGATATTGTCAGCCAATCGGAGAAAGAGGAGATAATAAGGGAGCTGGAACAGTTGCAGACATGGAAAGCAGACTCTGACGGCAAGCTGATGTTGAAGCCGAAAGATGAAATAAAGGCAGACATTGGCAATTCGCCTGACTGGCGCGATATGTTCCTCATGCGCTCATGGTTTGACTTCAACGAATATGACATACCCGATAATATCGAGCGTATTTTAGGTTTATAAATCAAAAACAAAATAGTCATGGGAGTAATAGATTACATCAAGAACAACATCAAGGCAGCCGTAGGCTATAAGCAAGGCTTCGTGGAATTGCTGGAGTCAAAGGACGTGACAAGGGCATTGTCTATGATGTACAACCATTCGGGAGCAGCCGCGAAAAACTTACTTGACTACGAGCTGCCGACACACAGGATTATGGAACGCAAGGATAAACCCGTGTATGATAAAGATGGTAATTTCATACGTTGGAGTAAACGTAACAAGATACCTATTCCCTATCAGAAATTCATCAATGAGATAGCGTTGGTGTTCCTGTATGGGCGACCCGTGAAGTGGACGCAGATGAGTAAGAGCACGGACGAGGCTTTTGCGAACTACAAACAGTTAAATAGAGACGTACACTTCGATGCAATCGTCAGGGAGTGCAAGCGTGCCGCCGGGGCGGAGGGAACGTCTGCCATATTGTACCATGTCTACAAAGACAAGGAAGACAAACCACGGCTTATGCTTAACGTGTTGTGTAAAAAGACTAATGATGATATATACACTATAAAAGACCAATACAAGCATCTGACGGCCTTTGCGTGGGGCTATTACCTAACGGAAAATGGGAACAATACGGTGCATCATGTTGACATTTATACGGCTGATACCATATACAGGTGCAAGAAGGGCAATTACGGATGGGAAGTCGTAAAGGCGGCAAACCCAATCGGGAAGATACCTGTCTTGTTGTTTGAACAAGAACCCGAACACGAGGATGTGCAATACATGATTGAACGTGTGGAGCAAATGGAAAGCGTGGATGCGGATGTAATAGACCGTTTCGCCAATCCGGCAATGGTGGCAACAGCCGAGATTATTAATTCGTTGCCCAAGTCGGAAGAAGAAGCTAAACTGTTTATATTGAAAAACGGCGGTGAAATACGTTACCTGACCTGGGACCAGGCAAGTGGTAGTAAAAAGGATGAGTTCGAGCGTTTGGATAAGCATATACTTTCCAAGAGTTTCACCCCAAACATTGACTTCGACAATATGAAGTCCTTGGGCAACCTTTCGGCAAAGGCAATCCGCAAGGTGATGCTTCTTGCAGTCATCAAGGCAGAGCGGCATAAAGACCGCCACGATGGGTATATGAACCGCCATGCCTCGCTTATGAAAGCCATATTGGGCAACGTGCTTGATTATGTACATCGAAAGCAATATGAAGAATTGGAACTTGGGCACGAGTTCCAAGAGCCATTTGGCGACGACGTTAGCGAAATGCTGTCGGATATATCCAAGCAATATAATGATGGCGCACTTAGCCGTGAAACTTATGTTGAATTGTCTTACCTCGTAAAGGACTCGAAAACGGAGATTGAACGCCTTAACAAGGAAGATGCGCAAAGATTGGAACAGCAAAGGGAACTTAACCAAATGGATGTTTTCGGACAAGCAGAATAGATAAATGAGCATGGCAAAGAAAAAGACAAAGGTCGCAGAAAGTGAGTATCATTGTAGGGAGTGCAAACATTCCTATGACTACCACGAATTAAACTACAAAGGTGAGCCGTTTCTATGCAAATGCCCTTTCGAGAAATACAGCAAGTTTTTGGATTCAGACTGTTGTAAACGGTTTGAGAAAAGGCAGGGGGTATGAAGCCGGTGATATATAGACGGCACGAAAGCGGCAAATCGGGTGAAGTCGTTACCCTTTACGTCTTCGGTGTTCCAATATTCAGGGACGAAATGTTGCGCGAAGACATGGAAGACAAGGTAAAACGCCCTGTCGGTTTTTGTTCCTTTGCGCAGGTCACCCCGGCAGATGACGAGTATTATACAGATGATTGACTATGGCAAAACAAAAGTACGTAGACTATAAGAAGTTTGAACAGGAGCTGTTCAAGCGGACGGAGGGTTATGCCGCGCAGGTCAGGGCGATATACCAAAAAGCATTTGAGGATATAATCGACCTTGTTAAAGGCACGGAGCTTGAAGACGGCAAGCCTTTCAATTTCAGCGATTACGGCTATTCAGAAGACGTAACGCCGATACTTCGGTCTATGTACAGCCAAGTTTACCAAACCATCCGTAACGGCGTTGAAAAGGAATGGCTGACTGCCAACGAGAATAACGATGGGCTTGTTAAAAGCGTGTTCGGTGAAAAGTCCATTGAAGACAATCATTTTGCCCGTTATTTCATGCGAAACAAGGAGGCAATGGATGCTTTCTTTGCCCGGAAGTCGGGCGATGGCGGACTTAACCTTTCACAAAAGGTGTGGAAGTACACGGGTATGTTCAAAGACGAGCTTGAAAACACGCTTGATTTGGCAATAGGTGAGGGTACACCTGCATCGAGGCTTGCCACTAAAATAAAGCAATACTTGCAAGACCCCGACCGTTTTTATAGGCGTTTCCGCGTAAAAATCGGTGAGGATGAAAACGGCAACCCTGTATATGGGCGGAAATGGAAACGCAGGGTGTACGACAAGGAAAGCGGAAGTTACAAATGGGTGGATGACAGCCCACGCAAGTACCATCCCGGCAGTGGCGTTTACCGTTCAAGCTACCGCAACGCATTGCGCCTCGCGCGTACTGAAACGAACATTGCCTACCGAACAGCCGACCACACACGCTGGCAACAGCTTGATTTTGTCGTCGGCATTGAAATCAAGTTAAGCAACAACCACCCTGTCGCCGATATATGCGACGACTTGAAAGGCGTATATCCCAAAACGTTCAAGTGGACGGGCTGGCATCCGGCTTGCCGTTGCTATCAAGTGCCCGTGCTTGCCGAGAATGAGGAAATCGACAAAATGCTTGACAAGATACTTGACGGCGAAAGTGCAAGCGGCGTTCACAGCGACAACAGCGTTTCAAAGCTGCCCGGCAACTTCATCACGTGGCTTGACGACAATTCCGAAAGGGTCGAGGCAGCGAAACAAAGGGGTACACTGCCTTATTTTATTAGGGACAACCAAAAGGTCATTAATCCGCCGTCAGTGCAAGAGAGGGCGAAAGAACGTCACGCAGCACGTACCAAAGAACAGGAAGATGCAATACGCAAGGCATGGAATAATCGCAAGGCTACACGGAAGTACGGCCAAAGCATACTTGATTATATGTCGGGCATTTCCGACGTTGACACTTCGGCTTTGGCTGATGCACTGAAACGTGGGAACGATGAGGATATATTGAAGACTGCAAGGGCATTGAAAGAAATCGGCAAGCAGATATTGGCTCTTGACAAGATAGACAACCCAATGGAGGTTGCACGCAAATTCTCAATGGCTGACGCTGTTGCCGTCAACGATGCCGTTACGGCCAAGCTACAACAATGGGCAAACCTTACGCTGGAACAGCAAGCAAAGAAATTGAAGTTCGAGGCTTACGACTTCTTAGGCGGCAATATGCACAATGTGCAACAGAAATATGCCACGTGGCAGGTTTCGCAAGCCGCATACGTTAAGGAGCTTGAGAGAGTTAATGACTTGCTTGATTGGCAGAAAATAAAGAGTGAGGCGGCAAGTGCAAAGGCATTCAGCACGAAGTCGCAGCAATATAAAAGCCTATTGCAAAGCCTTGACAATGCCATTAATGCCTCCGATAAGACAGCGGCACAACAAGCAGTCTTTGCCGTCCAGGAGAAGCGCAGCCAACTTGAAAAGGCAGCGGCAAGCCGTGCGAGAAAGAAAAACAATGGCGAAGCCGTTACGGAAATCACGTTCAAGCCGTCAGACTTTACGCAGAAACGCAAAGACGAAGCGAAATGGTTTCATGATGCGAGTGATGCGAATGACTACTTTTTTGACAATGCAAAGGAAAATTGGGCTATTGCTTCGGCAAGCGAAAAAGCCGCAATGTTCCAATATACCGCTGGCAGTTCCTACATAACAGAGCCATTGAGGGGCATTAAGGGCTATTATCATTATTACACGGGCAGATTAGCGGAAAGCGAGCGGCATATAAAGGACATGACTACATACATATCACGCAGCAGCTTCAAGGATGATGTTTGGGTGAAACGTGATGAGATAGCGGCCTTTATGGAATACCGTTTCAAATTGCCGAAATCACTCGACGGGTATGCGTCCGACCCAAGTAAACTTGTAGGGCTTGTTGGTACAGATGATTCTTTTGTCTCGTGCGGAAATTGCCGTAATACAAAATTCGGTGAAAAGCCTGTCTGTCTTAATATCTATTGCCCAAAGGGTACGAGGGGCACATACGTAGAGCCTTTTTCTAATTTTGGCAGCAAGCATAACAATGGTGTCTATTGTCCCGGCAAGAATTGGGATGGTGTATCAAAGCCATTAATAACAGGCGAAAATGAAATCATATTACAACGTGGGACGAAATTCAGGATAACAAAGGCGGAATATACCAACGGCAAATGGTACATTGACGTTGAAATCCTTGCACAAAAACCAAAGGCAATAAAGCAAATGGTAACAACAAGTAGTGGCTTTTATTGCGAATTTGAATAAAATAAGAAAGGAGGGCATTCAGCTATGCCCTCCTTTCATGTATTTATCAGCGTAAAACTCTTTGAATGCCTTAATATCCATGCGGTCGTTATATTGGCAGAAACGGTTGAACAGCACGGCTTTTAATGTTATCGGCACGTTGTCGTATTGTTCGTATGTCCTTAATCCGGCGCGCAGATATTCGTCAAGCATATCACCCAAAGGGTCGTTTTCATCGGGTTTCGATATGTGAGCATACCAAAATCCCTCGCAAAGCCAAAACATTGCCTTGTCGGCATTTTTACCTTGATATGGGTTGCTGTCTTCATTGTTGAAGTAGCGGCAAAAATCCTTTATGTTCTTTTCGTTTTCCATGTCATGCGTGTTTTCTGTTGTTCAAAAAATGGAAAAAATCATTTATTGCGTTGAGCATATCAACAGGCAGGTAATCAAAAGCCGTGTCAATGATAGTGCCTGGTATGTCCCATATCGCCTCTGCCATTGAACCGACTATCGCGCCTATCGTATCACTGTCACCACCGCAGGAAATGGCGTTCCTTATAGCATCCTCGAATGACGTTGAACTGACAACGACTTTCAAGCAAAGTGGCACAGTGCCTTGGCACGTTTCATCAAAAGCACCTGTAGGCTGAACATCAACAAACGTCGGGTAATATTGCAACATTGCATCCCTTAGACATTTAAGGTCGTGCGTCTTCCGTAAGACATAAATACCATGTGCCACGGCAACCGCTCCTTTAATGCCTTCAGGATGGTTGTGTGTAACGCTTGCAGTCTTTTTCGCCTGTCTTTTAACTTCCTGTAAATCGTCAAATGCCCATGCGACAGGCGCAACCCTCATTGCCGAGCCATTGCCGAAGCTGTTGTAGGGTTGTGGGTTATCTGATGCGAGCCAATGGGCGAATGATGCGCCGTAACCGCCTTTGGGGTGAGGGTATCTGTTGCACCAATTCAAAAGGCTGTCACGGTAATTTATGCCCTTGGCTATCGCGTCAGCTACCGCCACAGTGCAAACAGTATCGTCTGTAAATTCGCATTCTTTCGTGAACATCCTGAAATCGCGCTTTCTCGTATTGTTAAACTCGAAACGTGAGCCTACAATATCACCAATTATTGCCCCTAACATTGTTCTTTGTTTTACTGTTCTTTATTGTCTCTTTTGCCCCTTTCACCGCTTTTGGTGTGTATCACGCCGCGTCTTATGATTGCTTTCCTGCCGACATATTCGTTATTATGTGATGTGTTCCAAAGTGCCTCCTTTGATATGCCGACTACCTCTTTCGGCAAAACGTCATATATCGCGGCAATGCTGCCAAAGTAGTAATGCTTTTTATATCCGTCCGGCGGTGTAAGCAGCTCAACGTGTATTACTTTTCTTTCCTGTTTCATCAACTTTGCTTTTGAGAAACAAAGTTACTGAATTTTATTCAATAAAACAAACTATTACCGCAATTTATGGCAATAGTTCGTTTTACATTCAGCTGTTATCGCTCATAAACGAATTAGCTTGCTCCAACGTGTCGAACCAATCGCAATAATAGTCAGCCCTATTTGTTGACCTCATGCTGTTTTGCGGCTTTGTTTCCGCCTGTTGAGGTATGATGTGCATAGAAGTTCGGCCATTGTCATATACCGCTGTCATAACACAAAAAAATGTTGCCATATTCAATTTTTATAATGCTTGTTTTAACTTGTTTATGTCCTTTGTCAGTCGTTCTTTCCGTGCTGTTTCGTTTTCTGCCATTTCATCATTGTTTATGCTTGCGTAAAATTCGGCGTTGCTGGTAGCCTCATTCAACGCTTGCTCCTTACGGCTTATCAGGTTTGCAATGGCTTGCTTGTCATTGTTCCTGATGACTTCTTCAAGACCCGTTCTTTTTGTCAGTCTGATTGTTGCTTCCATATCCTGTTTGTTTATTATTACCGATTATTTTCAACTTCACACATTGCAACTTTGTAGCCATGATTTAATAATACCGACAGGCAGGTATCAAGTTCACTTATAGGGAATGAGGAATAAACAATATTCCCATCTTCATGCGTTTCTTTTTTTATTTTCAATACCTTTTCAAATGTTTTTGCGTCCTTGTCGAAAAGATAGACCCTTTCCTTGTCGGTCATGTATATTAAAAGCATTCTTTCTTGATGCTTTGCCCGAAAGCCTACATATTTTGCGTAAATATCTTTTATATCCATTATCCAATTATTTGTAATAAAATATATTTGTCTTCATCCCACAACTGAAGCCCCATTTCTATTGTCTTTTTAATCGTTTCCTTTTCGCCTATCAGCCTTACAGCCTCGTTTCGGAAGTCCGTATCATTGTAAGCTCTTGACTTCCCGATAAGGAACTCTGCCAAGTCGTTTTTCCTTTCTTGTTCCTGAACAGCGGCAAGCCCTGCCTTTTCCTGTTCCGACCTTGCAAACTTTTCGCTTACTTGCTTAATAATCTCGCTGTTTCCATACTTCCTGAAATCCTTACAGAAATCGTCCTTGTCCATTGACGTGTTCATGTACAATGAGTTGATGCGTGAAAATTCGTCAGCTGTCGGCATCATGCCTGTCCTTTTTTCAAATTCTTGTTGTGTCATAATCTTTATGTTGTTTATATGTGTTTGACAAACACATTGCAAAGATAATGTGTTTTATTAAATAAAACAAATGTTTTGGTTATTATTTTTATGGCATAAAATATGATGTGTTATTAAAGCACTGATTATCAGGTGATTATAAAAATAAAATTTTTCTGTGTTTGTCAAACACAGAATATAATTATTTTGTATATTTGCACATAGATAGTAAACCATAATTAAAAAAATATAGACATGAACAAAAAACTCTTTGCAAAAGTCAAAGACCTGTGTAAGGACACCGGGCTGTCGGAGAAGTATCTAAGTGCGATAACCGAAAAATTGGGTGGCAGCATTGAGGATGATTCGACCGACGAGGCGGCGATTACGGAAACGGCAAATCTCGTTGTTGAAATAGCCAAGGCAAGCCAAGGCGAGGCAACGCGATGGGTCAATATTAAGGGCAAAACAGATGATAAGTCTGACGACGACCCCGATAATCACGGCGATAACGGCGGAGATGGCAAGGGCAAGAAAGGCGAAAAAGATGGAGTGCCTACCGATAGTCCCGATGAAAAGCGGATAAAGGCTTTGGAGGATGAAATCGAAAGAATGAAATCCGAGAGAAGCAAGGGCGAGCGTGCCGCACAGATTGCAAGCGCAATGGAAAAGCACGGCATCCCTGCCAAGTTCCGCAGCCGACTTGCAAAGTCTATTTCCGATGATGAGGACATAGAGGAGGCAGTGGCGAGCATCAAGCAGGACTTCATTACTAACGGCCTGATGACTGATGATTCAGAGGGTGGAAAGGCAGCAAGTGAGAAACAGGTTGACGAGGCCTCGGAAGACTTGCTGAAATCATTAACAGCTAAATAACAAACAAGATGAAAAGGAAAACCGCACAATTTACAGGTTCACGCCCGATATTCACGGGCAGCCCATCCATTGTGCCCGGCGGCTTCAACTTGGATGTAGCCAAGCAAAACTTTGCTGTTGGCGACTTTATCCCGGCTGGAACGCTTGCGATAATGGATGAGGTGAACAGGACGGTGCAGGTCATAAAGACTGCAAAAGTGCTGGAGGTTGACGCCGAAGACAAAAAGGTTGTAACACTTTACGTTGATGAGTTCTACAAACCTTGCTTTGCCGTTGGCGATTATATACTCAAAGACGGCACGGAGGCAACGGCAATGACAAGTGTACCGACCATTACCAAAGTGGAAAAGCGCGGCGACAGCTACGTTGTAACGCTGTCTGCCGAAATATCGGGTCTTGCAAAGGACGATGTACTTGTAGAGGTCGTTTCTAACGGTGAGTCAACACCCAAGTCGAAAAGCAGGGGTGACGCTAATTGCGTAACTATTGCCGAGGTGGAGGTTGACGAGTTCGAGACAGCCATTGACGTATGCGCCGACACGATGCAATACACAATGTATGAAAGGCGTGTACCGCCTATTCCAAGCGGCCAAAAGGACGCCACAGGTGCATTCTTAAAGGCTAATCCTCATGTAAGGCTAACTCAATCACATTAAAAAGTAGCAGACAATGAAATCAATCTATTCACAAATCAAGGGCTTGCACAAAAACGCTTCACCCTTGGACTTGCTGGCAACATGGCGAAAGACGTTTGACAAGGCATCCGAAAGGCAGGTAACACTGTTTCAAAAGATGTACACAGACGAATGGTTTACATACAACACTCCGCAGATGTCTTTGACTGCCGAGGCTATTGTCGGCAAGTACAATTTGCGTTTCATGGCAACCCTGATAGGCGATGAATCGCCTACGCCAATGCGCCGTTCCGATGGATTTGACATTTGGACAAAGGAAATTCCGCGTATCGGCCATAAATTCCCGATGCTTGCAAGGGAATACCGCAAGCTGATGGAAGTGTATCAGAACCCCTACATTTCTGAAACCGAAAAGGTAAGGCAGATTGAAAAGACGCTCAAGCACGACATTCAGGATGCTTACCTTGGATGTAAGGACGTAATGGACTTTATCGTGCTTATGGCGTTGTCTAATTGGGGCGTTGCACAGTTCAAGCCGGAAATCAACAACCCCGGCGGACGTGTTTACGAGGTGGACTATAATATGCCCTCTGACAATAAGCTGGTAGGTGCGTTCAACTGGACTACCGCCAACACAAAGGCAGGGAAAGTAAGCCCTATTCTTGTACTTGGCGCACTCTGTGCCGACTTACGAAACCGTGGTATTGAGCCGGGCGAAATTCTTATGTCGCAAGACCTGTACTATTGGTTGCGCATGGATGGCAGCACACGCCTTATCGCTCATGGCAACGACAAAAAGGAATCAGTCGTTACGACTTCCGAAATGGAATCGTTGCTTGCTGAACACGAGATACCTAAAATCACCATTGCACGCCGTAAAATGGGTATTGACATGGACGGCAAGAGAAAGGCTGTCGAGCCGTGGAATCACAACTTCATTGCGGTTAAGCCTGCCGGGGTAATCGGTGAAATCCAACCTGCCATTGAAGACAGCGAGCTAATCGAGGAAGACGATGTTGACTACATCAACGCTGGCAACGGAATACGTATTGCCAAGTGGCGCACAGGTGAGTCAACAGGTCAGGTAGCAGCCGAGTACACGCAGGGCTCGGGCCGTTTGCTTCCGCTTATAACCGACATTGGCGCGGTGGTATGTATGCAGGTAAGGGGCATCACTGAAAAGACCATTTCGCCTGATGAAAGCGGCAATGAAAGGTTTTATTGCACTAAGGCAGAGTTTGACGGCGAAGCCGGACTGCCGCAGGGCTAACATTTAATTTGGTTTGATATGATACTTAAAGTTATAAAAGACTTTCGAGACAAGGACAAGCTCTCCCACATTCACAGGGAGGGCGAGTCCCTTTCCGTGGATGATTTGGCACGCATTAACGACCTTGTAAGGCGTGGATTATGTGTCATTGTTTCATGCGACAGCCCGAAACAAGGGAAAAAGCAAAAAAACAAGGCTGACGTAGACAGCGAAGACGGCAAGGCCGCAGGTGCTGACGAAAGCAAGCCTGAAACAACGGAAAGTAAATAAGTATGGAGAAATTGACAAAATACAAGGCATTGATTGCCGAGCTTGAGCCTTATACGCCAAGTCCTTTGACAATACTTAAAGCGTTGCAAGACGTGGATATAATGGATTGGGACGATGAATACGATAGTCAAAAGGACAAGAAAAGCATTGCGGTTGCGGCTATACAAGTGCTTAAAAAGTTGATAGTCCTTACAAGCGACAGCCTCGGTAAAAGCAGCCAAGGTTATAGTACGGAAGGACTGCAAAAGCGCATTAAGGCACTTTGTGCCGAAAACGGCTTGGATGCCACGGATTTTGTCGATGACTTATCGAGTGTTACTGACGGTTCAATGTATTGGTGATGAGGATAAACGGAACTTTCAGGTACAGGCCGTTAAGCGAGTGCGGCAAAGACCCTGTAACAGGTTTCCCAATGCCGACACAGGCGCAGGATTACAAAGACGGCGGCTGTTGTCAAATAGACAAGTCTATTCCGGCAAAGCAGATAATCGGCGCAGACGGTCAGGTGAATGTGTACAATTATGACGTATTCATTCCGCGCTGTTTTGACGGCGGTTTGGCTGTTGGTGTCGAGGTGCAAGTTGTTGGCGAGGACGGCTCTGTTGACAAGTTCACCATACAAGGAGTTGACAACCTTAACAGGAAATACATTGAGATATGGGGATAACCAAGAATTTTGCAGATGACGTTATAAAAAACGCCGTCAGCGCATTCAAGAAAAGAGTTGACGATGCAACGCTTTTCATGTTGCAAAGTCTTGGAGAAAACCTTGTTAAGTACGCGAGAGACAGCCACAACTACACTGACAGGACGGGCAACCTCACTAACTCAATAGGCTATGTTGTCGTGCATAAATCGCAAATCGCGTATTCAGGCATAAGCACGAATATGCCTTTGGCGCAGAAAGGCGCGCTTGATACGGCGATGGCGATGGCAAACAGGCTAAAAGACGAGTGGGCGTTGATAATAGTAGCAGGAATGAACTATGCCGCCTACGTGGAGGCAAAAGGTTACAATGTAATACTTCCGGCGGAGCTTAGAGCCAAGTCCGATTTCCCGGCGGCGATACAGACGTTGACGGCAAAGGTCAAGGCGAAAGCAGTTGAATTGTTTGGCAAATGATAACGACAGAGGAGATAGCGACACGTGTCTACCAAATGCTGAATGACAGCGAGGTTAAGACAATGATAAGCGGTGTAATCGACTACGAGCGCAACGATTACACGAAAGAAGACGTGATAATCGTGCCGCATACGATAGACGGTGAAGCCTCGGTGCGTTTCGGCCAGATAAATGTCAACATTCATGTGCCGGACATTCCCGTTGCGCAGGGCACGGACAGGTCAGTGTTCCGTATTGATTTTCAAAGGCTCATTGCCATTAGGGCAAAGGTCATTGACGTTTTACGCAGACATTATGAATCGGGCACGGGTTGGAATTGGACGATAGGACAGCTCAACCCACCTATTAAGGAGCAAGAACACAATGAGCATTTTGTTTCTTTGGCTTTGGAGCTTACAGTGAGAGAGAAACAAGTATAATTCTAAAAAATTAAGACTATGCCAATTTTATCAACAATGGGGTTAAAGAAGATTTACGTTGCCGACGCATCAGAGGACGGTCAGACCATGCCAGCAAAGGGTTCTGAATGGAAAGACCTTGGCGATGTCTATCAAGACACTTGTACGTTAAAGGATGACGACCCCGAAACAACCGAGCACAAGTCGGAAACATCAAGCAAGCGTATTATCCTTGTAGGTGAAACGAACACTACACTTGAACTTTCGTTGATGGACCCAGACTTGGAACTTTTGGCACGTTACTTTGGCGGTCAAATCACAGGCGATACCGGGTCGCGTAAGTGGATAAGGCCGCGAAAACTGCCTTACAAGGAATGGGCGATATGGCAACAGCCCGAAGAGGGTCTGTTTGTCGGTTGCGCTTGCGCACGCATCATTCCGAAGTTTGAGATTAATTATTCGTCAACAGGCATCTGCCTTGTACCAATGACTGTCACGTATCAGGCAGAGTTGCAGATTGACGAGAGCATGGACGACCCAACTAAACCGTAAATGTTTTTCATCATCATTTAATGGAAAGCCTCCCATCCCCTTAATGGTGGGGGGCTTTTTTCAATCCAAGCAAAATGGAAGAAAAGGAACTTACAAGAGAACAGCGTATAGAGATTGAGGAAAAGGCCATACAGGCACTCTTGCAGATGGGCGTGCGGTTTTCCGTGCCGTTAAAGATAAAGCCCAAAAGCCAGCCTAAATACATTTCATGGTGGAACAGGAACTTTCCCGGCCATGTGAGGATATGGCGCGACAAGCGCATTCCGAAACATTGGGACGTTACTACCGAGCAAATACCAAGCACAGACGGAAGCACTGTTGAAATGGTGTATATGCGCCATTTCTACATCAAGCCGCTATACCTTGGCACAATAGACGTGTTGCGCAGCCTTTACCTCAAAATATCATACGATGAAGAAGCCATTGAGAAAGAGCCGTTAGTCGAGACGAAAAAATACTTTAAGTACATACCGCAGATGGCGGAGATTGCCGCTGTTGCAGTAATCAACGACCCCACGGTAACGGAGCGTTCAAACAGACAGGTGAAAGACCTTAAGGACTTCTTTCTGAGCCACCTGACCGTTTCACGCTTGCAAAGGCTTGCTGACGTTATCAGCCAAATGATGAACGCCGGGGGTTTTACATACTCTATCAGGTCGATACGGGAAGTGGGGACGACGAAACCACATCCGACCAAAGCAGCCAAGATAGAGTAACGGGGCTTAACAGCCCTTGGGGCAATCGTGGCGAAATCCTTAAGAATTTCGGGTGGAGCTATGATTACTTGCTTTGGGGCATATCGTGGCTGAATGTGCAGATAATGCTGACGGACGCGCTAAAGACAAAGAGCGTTCCGAAAGATGAAAAAGGCAAGCCGGAAGACAAGATAATTCGCCGTGACTTGAAGACTAAGGAAGACATAAAGAACTACATAAAAGGCATAATTTAAGCATGGACAACATAAACGGAGCATTGGCATTCCGCGCCACACTTGACATTGACGATTTTAACGTGTCGGCAGAGGCTATGGAACGGAGCATTAAGAAAGCGTCCGATTCCGCAATGTCCGACACCGAGGCGTTGGAACAGCAGATAATGGGCTTTGCGCAGCGTGGGGCGACTTATATAACCTCATACCTTGTCGGGCAAGGTATGCAATCGTTGCTTCAAAGTATTATCAGCACGCGCGGACAGTTCCAACAGCTTGAAATTGCGTTCAACACAATGCTTGGCAGCACCGAAAAGGCACAGGCCCTAATGGCGCAGCTTACGAACACGGCGGCGAAAACGCCGTTTGACCTCAACAGCATTGCATCGGGCGCAAAGCAGATGCTTGCCTTTGGCTCGTCAGTTGAGAGTGTTGTTGATGAAATAGTCATGTTGGGTAATGTCGCATCGGGCGTAAGCGCGCCACTTAATGACATTATCTATCTTTACGGCACGTTGAGGTCGCAAGGGCGAGCATACACCGTTGACATCCGTCAGTTTGCCGGACGAGGCATTCCTATTTATGAGGAATTGGAAAAGGTCATGCAGGTAAACCGTCAAGAGCTTAACAAGCTGATAGAAGAGGGCAAGGTCGGTTTTCCGCAGGTGGAGCAAGCGTTTAAGAACATGACGAGCGAGGGCGGCTTGTATTTCAACCTCATGCAAGAGCAGAGCAAGTCGCTTACGGGTATGATAAGCAACCTTGGGGACGCTTGGGACATGGCGTTGAACAAGATAGGTCAGGACAACCAAGACGTATTTGCCGCCGGAATACAAGCAGCCACGGGACTTGTAGAAAACTTTGATACGATAATACGCATCCTTGAAGCCGTTGCCATTGCTTACGGCACATACAAGGCGGCTGTCGTTGCCAACACGCTTGTGACGAAAGGCTTTACAGGCGTTGCGCTCATTGACAATACCGTAAGGAGCGCAAAGATAGCGTTGCTAAAACTTGAGGCACAGGCCACAGGGCAGGTAACGGCACAGAACGAGGCAATGGCAGTGGCGCAGACAGCTCGCACGGCGGCGTTGGAGGCCTCACTGACGGCAGAGGAACTTGCCAACGTTCAAAGTCAGATACGCATTGCTACGATACAAACGCTTTTGACCGAACAGCAAAAAGAATACCTTTCAAACCTCAACCTTACTACATCAAGCGCAGGGTATGAGGCGGCGGCTACAAGCGTGATGAGCGTGGAGCAACGCCTCGCACTCAACAAGGTTGACCTTACGAGCAAGAGCGCAGCTTACAGGGCGGCGTTGGAGCAGGAAGTGGCTGCAAAAAGGCAAAGCCAAGCGGCGTCCTTGGATGCAATGCGCACAGAAGTAAAGCTGGCGGCGCAGAAAATGGAAAGTGCAAGGGCTGATGCCGTTGCCGCAAAAGCAGCCGTTGACAGGTCTTATTATGAAGTCTACCGCGCCCAACAGACAGGCAATGCCGAACAAATCGCCATTGCAACAAAGAGGATGGAGGCGGCAGAAGACAATGCGGCAATAACACGTAAGGCGGCGTTGGCGGCGCAGTCTGACTTTTACGCAAAGAAAAAGACGTTGGAAACGGCGGCTGTAAACCAATCACGCACAGCATCTATAGCAGATACCGCTGCCAAGGCAACGCAAACCACGGTAACTACAGCACTTGCCGCAGCCACAAACAAGGTTACGGTTGCAATGAAGGCCCTTTGGACTACAATGAAGTCCAACCCTTTGGGCTGGATTCTGACCATAATAGGTATGGTTGTCAGTGCGATTACGTTGTTCAAGAGTTCTAACGACGAAGCTACTGACGCAATGGGCGAGTTCCAAGACACCACCAAGAAACAGATTGACAACTTGGACTTGCTGTTTGCCATATTGCAGAATACTGAAAAAGGTACGAAGACGCACGGTGACGCTATTGAAAAGATAAATCAGATATGCAAGGAATACAACAAGACCTTGCTTGATGAGAATGCCACTCTTGACGAACAAAAAGGCAAGTATGAGGAATTGGCGACCGCCATTCAAAACGCCACGGCTGAAAAAATCAAAGCCAAGTATGTTGAGCAGGAAATGCAGAAATACTTGGAAGCGTCAAATGATAACTTTGATACATTTGTTGACAGGTCGGAAAATGCACAATACGACACGGGGCAACGGCGCACGGTTTACAGCGGCGGCAGTTCCTACGAAGTGCCTATAATGGCAGCTGCCGACAACATACGCAATATGGGGTCAGCTGTACAGGAAGCCATACGCAGCCAAGTAGAGGAAGCCGCAAAGGCGTTATCCACAATGTCGGGTGATGCCTTTACGCAGGAATACAACAGGGTTGTATCTGCAATTCTCAACTCGACACAAGCGGCAACAAAGGCCACGGACGCTGAAATTGCCGGGTTTAAGGGCAATATAGAAACTTACCTTAACGACCAAATCGTTAAGGCTAAGGATATGCAGACCGCTATCGGTAGGCTTAACGAGCAATTATCGGCATACTTTGCACCCAAAGACACAAAGCCCGTCACTGAAAGCGTTGACCTTGTGGAAATGTCGTTCGAGGACTTGGAGAAGAAAGCCGACGACGCACAGAAAAAGATTGACGAGATAAACGCCAAGGAAGTAAAGGTACAGGCGGACTACACCGAGTTGCAACGCTTGCAAACGATACTCAACGATGTTAATACCGCCATTTCCACCAAGACGGCAAATCTTAATACTGAGGCCGGAATAAATGCGCGTATCAAACAACTTAAAGACGAGCGTGCAAATGTAGTCATAAATAGTGACGAGTATAAAAACTTGTCAAAGGAGATAGACAAACTTTCCGCCAAGTTGCCACAAAATAAATCTGCCAAGCAAAAAAACAATGATGCGAAAAGGACAGCAGACCAAGCCAAGCGGAACAGCGAAAACCTACGCAAGGCGCAGGAAGAGGCAGACCGCAAGCTGGAAGAAGCCCGAATATCCATTATGGAGGAGGGTTATGAAAAGCGAAAGGCACAGCTTGACTTACAGCACAGAGAGGAACTGAAACGCATTGACAAAGAGGAAAAGGAGCTTGCCGATGCACGTAAGAAAGCCGGGAAAGGCGGACTGACGGCAGAGGAGACTGCAAATTTTGAGGAGCGGAGGCAAATCGAGAATAAAAGCTATGAGAAAGAACAGGCAACCTTGTTCGATGGCGAGCTTGACTACAAGAAAAAACAATACGAGCTTTATTTCCGATGGGTGCGCAGCATGGGGCAGGATGTGGCTAACAAGCAGTTTGCGTCCTTGCTCAAATCGGGCAACTCATACAAGGAATATATAGAAAATCAGCTGGCCGCCCTCACGGTGGACAACGGAGAGCCATTGCAAGACCGCCAAGGCCGCGCAGACCTCACCGCCGGGCAGGTGAATATGCTTAATGGCTTGAAGACACAGTACAATGAAATAATGGGCGTTAAGTCGGCTATGGACTTGTTTAAGGAAAGCGTAAGGCAGTCCGTTGCGCAAGCGCAGAACTTGGCCGAAAAGATACAGGCGATAGCAGATGCGAAAGAAAGGCTTGCTAACGGCTCGTCAGGGCTTGTAGGCGCGGACGAAAGGGCGGCTGGCGAACTGTTTGTGTCCGAAGAAGAGGCGAAGGCACAGCAAGAGATACAAGATAAAATTCTTAATTCGTACAGGACGTATGAGGAACAGAAAACGGCTATACAAGAGGAATACGCACTTTACAGGAGGGAAGCCGAAAAGATTGGTGATGAGGAACGCATAAAGCAGATAGACGATGCTGAAAATCAGGCATTGTCGGCATTAAACGTGTCATTCCTCAAACAATCGAGCAGTTGGAAAAACCTATTTTCAGACTTAGATACACTTTCGGCGGCACAAATAAGCAAGTTGTTGAAAGACATTGAAAGTCAGCTTGGTAATGCGGATTTGGAGCTAAACCCTGTTGACTACAAGGCGGTTATTGACAGCCTTAATCAGGCGAAGAATATGCTTATTGAGAAAAACCCGTTCAAGGCAATAGGCACGTTCTATGATGACTATATAGATGCGAAGAAGAAACTTGCTGAAGCAAAGGCGAACCTTGCATCGGGCACAGGAAGCGAAGAAGACGTGCAAGCCGCTGAAAGGGATGTCAAGTCTGCCACGCAAGGTATTACCAGGTCAATAGCAACGGTTACGGATGCAGCGGCTAATTGTGCCCAGTCATTGCAAGGAATGTTTGATGCCTTGGGAATGGGTGGCGTTGCCGATGCCTTGGGTACGGCAGTAGATTTGGTGGGGCAGCTTGGCAATGCAGCAACGAGTGTTGGGCAGCTGATGAGTGGTGATATTCTTGGCGGTATAACGGGCATTGTTTCGTCTGTATCGTCTGTTGTGGGCATATTCGCCAAGTTGCACGATAAAAAATACGAAAACCGCATAAAAGAACTGCAAAGGGAGATTGACGGGCTTCAAAACTCATACGACAGGCTGGAAAGGGCGTTCAACAATACATATTGGGTCTTTTCCGACAGCCAACGCCAAGCCTACGAAGACAACATAAACCTGATAAACCAACAGATTGCCGCTTTGGAACAGGAACGTGCGATGACAAACCGCATATTCCAATCGGGCAAGTATTCGGAGCTGACAGCCGAGATAAAGAAATTGCAAAACCAACTTGCGTCAGCCAAGGAGGGTGATGATATGTTCGGGCTTTACAAGCAAGAGCTTGCCAATCTTGAAGAACAACAGGCCAAGATACAGCAACAGATAAAAGCCGAAGAAGACAAGAAAAAGACAGACAAGGACAAAATACAAGACTACAAAGACCAAATAGAGCAGATTGAACAGCAACAGGAAGACTTGCGTCAGCAAATGGCGGAGACCTTGGCTGGCACGGACGTTAAGTCTGCCATTGATGAGTTTGCCGATGCCTTGGTGGATGCCTATATGCAGGGTGAAGACGCAGCCGAGGCGTTAGGCGAAAAGACAAAGGAGGTGCTTAAAAACGCCGTTGTCGAAGCGTTAAAACGTCAATACCTTGCAAAAGGCATTGAAGAGGCCGTTGAATACCTTGGCAGCGAGGATGTGTGGAAAGACAATAAACTTGACTCCAACGAGCAAAAGCACTTCGAGGATATGGTTAATGCCGCAGGTGAGCAATTTACGAAATACCTTGATGCCCTTGATGGCTTCATTGACGATACGGAAAACGTGCAAGACCCGTTGGAGGGCGCAGCTGCTTCAATGAGCGAGGAAACAGGCGGCGTGATTGCCGGACGATTGAATGCCTTTATAATCAACCAAGGCGACCAAACGGCAGTGTTGCGGCAAGCACTTATATATCAGTCGCAGATAGCGCAGAACACCAACGGGAGCTGGCAGGAACTCCAAGAGATTAAGGAGACTCTGAAACGTATAGAGACAAAAGACAATTCACTCTTATCACAAGGAATAGCATAATATGGAACTTGTAGAACAGCTTAAAAAAGATGGCATAGGCAAGGGCTTGTGCCGTATGTGGCAGATGAAGTTAAAGCCTGGCACGGACATGAAAAGCCTTGTAGGCTTATTCATAAAGGGTATAGACTTCTGCATCGCCAACGATTACCCAACGCTTGATTTTATGCGGCAGAATTTCAAGGGACATTGCGAACCTTACGGAGCTTACGTTGACGATGACGTTAAGGTTGATAATGTGCCAAACGTGGTAATGAACGGTGACTGCAAAGCGTTGGTTTTGTATGACCGCTACAACGTCGGAAACATCTATATACGGCATGGCAGCGTTGTAGAACTTACGGCGGCAGACAACGCCTTTGTGACCGTTGACATATTCGACAATGCCAAATTGTATGTGGCAACGGCAGGATGCAAGGCACGGGTTAACGTCAACGTCTACGGAAACGCCGTTGTCGAGAAAGCAAATGAGTGTGTGGGGCTAAAAATACGTTTAACAAACAAAAAGACATATTGATATGATTGACAAAAATCTTATACTCTACTTGCCGTTTGACGACCCTGACGGTTCAACGGCGCAGGACTATTCTGTAAATCGGAACAACGCGACATTGAGCGGCGGCGCGACATTCTCGCGTGAAGCCAAGAAAGGCAAGGCTCTTGCTCTCAACGGTGGCGAGTGCATAACGGCGCAGGAACTGCCTTTAGCGTCTGATTTCACGCTGACGATGTTTGTCAAGACTGATTATGACAAGATAGGCTGGCTACTTAATTTTTCGGGCGTGTACAACTTTAAGGAACAGTGGCTTGATGTCAAGCCCGGCGAATGGCTGTTCCTTGCATTCGTGAAAGAGGGCGGCACGTTCAAGGTTTACAGGGACGGCGGACGTGTATTCATTGCCAACCTGTCTGAAACGCCGACAGGGCTGTCTGTGAACAGTTTGGAACTTGTGGAATCACACGCACAGGTGGATGAATTGCAACTTTTCGATGTCGCCCTGAACGAGGCTGACATATTGAAAATGCAAGCGAGTGATGACGTGGAATATTATATCGATGGCAACAATTTCAAGGATTACGGTGTCTACGTGTCGGCATCTTCGGGGCTTGTGGGCCGTTTGGCGCAAAAGGATGCGTTGCAGGTCGATTGGGACAACTACCACGGCATTGTGCGTAACAAAAAGCGCAAGCGTTTCAAGGAACGCACAATCAGCCTGGAATGCTTTATCGAAGCGAGCGGTCGGGCGGCGTTTATCGAATGGAAAGACCGTTTCCTGTCATTGTTCGATGGTGATGGCACTCATAGGCTAATGGTTGAATATGATGGCCGGGCAAAGCCCCTTGTGTATGAAGTTGACATTGTAGACGAAATGGATATAACGAAGACATGGGCAAGGTATAATGATGAACTTATGGTTGGTACATTCACGCTTCAACTCGTGGAGGATGAGCCTGTAAAGAAAGTATTAAGGCACGTTGCCGCAGCAGCCGGGACAAAGGCATCGTTCACTGTAAGTACATATAAGCTACTTAATGTCTATTGGGGTGATGGCACACATACATTCAACGTAAAAGGCGATGATGTCACCGTTGAACACACCTACGAAAAGGGAGGCGAGTTTGATATTGTGATAACGGGCGTTATTGAAGACATAGAGAAGTTTGAAACGAACGAGATAGTCGTATGGGAGATTTTGAAATAATAAGACGCAACGGCACAAAAACGCCCTTGTTTTCGCAAGAGCCTTTTTGTGCCGTCAAGTCGGCAACACAGAATTGCACATTGATGGGCGATGACAATGTGCAACTAAGCATAGTGTCTTCCGTTATTATGTCATTCGACAAAGGAGACAAGATAATAATAAATGGTGAGGAATATTCAATCCGCACATTGCCTACCAGGCAGATGCAATCGGACACTTACTATACCTACGATGTTACGTTCTACGGGGTGATGTACGAGTTGATGAAGACCATTTACAGAAATACGGATGCTGACGGCAAATCTACTTCAAGTTCTTTTGACCTTACGTATTCGATACGTGATTTTGTAAAGGTCTTGATTTATAATGTGGAAAGGGATTATCCCGGCTTGTGGAATTTTGACGAAGTTAATTGTCCTGAAACAGAACCGATAACAATCACTTTCTCTAATAACAACTGTCTGCAAGTTCTTCAAACATTGTGCAGCGATGACAACTTCAAGCTGGAATTTCGGATTACGCAAGAAAACGGCGTGCGTACAATACATATAGGCAAGTTCGGGGCAAAGGTTGTTCCACCCGGCGGAGGCGATTATTTCGAGTGGGGCAGGGGTAATGGACTTTACACCCTTACAGAAAAGAAAGTTGATGACAAGGCCATTATTACCCGTCTTTGGGTTGAGGGTGGAACGACCAACATTCGGAGTGATTATAGGAACTATTCGGAACGCTTGCAACTTCCATACCCTAAGCGTATGAATGAGCACGAGCATACGTTGTCTGATGGCACGGTCATTGCAGCCAATAGCGAGATGATAGGCATTGACGATGACAACAAACGCTATATTGAGGATGCGCAGCTAAGGGATAAGTACGGCAGCGATGAAGATGCGGCGCAATATGATAAAATATACCCGAAACGCACGGGCAAGGTTACGGCGTTGGTTGGCGATGATGTGAACAGCTTCATTGACGACACGATGGACTTCGACCTGAACGAAAAGGACGAAAACGGCACGAAATGGCTTATAGCCGAAACGACTGCAAAGATAAATTTCATAACGGGCCGCTTGGCAGGGCAACAATTCGAGCTTGCGGCAAAGAATGGCTACGACCACACGACTAAGAAGTTCACAATAATACCGTTTACGGATGAAAGGGGGCTTACCATACCCACGGCTGACAATGAGGCTTATCGTATTAATGTCGGCGACCAATACAATATCACCGACATTCACCTGCCAAAGGCTTACGAGGATGACGCGGAAGAAGACTTATGGTATGCAGGGTATGATGATTTCAAACCGCGCACGCAACCACAGGCGCAATATGAACTCACGCTTGACCGCGCTTATTTCATCGATGCGTTGCCTGATGACAGCGAAACTTGCGTTTTCCATGTCGGCGACTACGTGCCGATAAGGGACACGAGGTTTGGCATAGAAAAGAACATCCGCATACAGAAAGTGTCGCGTAACTTACTTACGGAGCAGGATTACAGCCTTACGCTTGCCGATACGGTGGCAGTGTCAGTCTACACCCAAACGGTGCTTGACGTTATAGACCATGATATAATCATAGAGAACAATGGGCTACGCGACCTAAACAAGGCACGCCGTGGATGGCGCACAACAGAGGAATTGCGCAACATGGTGTATGACACGGACGGCTACTTCGACACTGACAACATACGGCCCAACTCAATAGACACTAATATGCTCACAGTTGGGTCTAAAAGTCAGCAATTCATACTTGGCGGCGTTGTCTTTCAGCCCAATTACAATGGCGACCCCAACAACTTTGTCGCTACGTCGGGCGTGCTTGCCCATCTTACCATTGACGAAAACAACATACGGCAGTGGAGTATCGGTGCAAGCCAAACTACCCTTGTAAGTTCGGCTGGGTACTATTTGTTTGCCAAATGTTCAAGGGATGGGCAGTCCGGCGTATGGTACATTACGCAGGAACAGATGAAGTTCGAGGATGAAAGCGACCCCAATAATTACTATTTCCTTGTCGGCATACTTTCGTCTGTTTACGCTGACGAGAATTTCAGGGACTTCACGGCAACTTATGGTTTCACGCGCCTAAACGGCAGGACAATAACAACGGGTCGGGTGCAGAGCAGCACGAAAGAGAGTTATTTCGATTTGGATAGCGACACGTTCAAATTGGGAGATGCCTTATCGTTCAATTTGAATGGGAACAAAGTGTTGCGGCTCAAAGGTGCATTGGTACAAAGCGAAAGTGGGGATGAAGACTATATTGGATGTTACCGTGGTGTCTACAATCCGAAATATACTTATTTCAAGGGTGATGAGGTAAGCTACGAAAGCAACGGCAACACTTCAACGTACAGGATGATAAATAATAATCCGTGCGTTGGCGTTGCGCCGACAAATACAGTATATTGGCAGGTCTTGGCTCAAGGCTCGAAAGGGGATAAAGGCGAGGACGGAACGTCTATAAGTATAGACGGACATTGCAAAGGTCATTACTTGAATTTCACGGCCTTAATGAGCAGTGGCATTGTTTTGCGAGAGAACGACAGCTTTATACTTGACGACAGTTCGGATTACTCGGAGACGGAAGGCGGTGTGACGCAGAAAGGGTATGCCGCTCCCTCAATAATGACTTACTGGAATGCGCCAGATTTTTCTTGGAGTTGCAGCAAAGCCGCTGTTGGCGATGGATATGTCGATGACGTAACGGGGCACTTGTGGCAAGCTGACAACGAGAAATGGAAGGACTTGGGCAAGATACAAGGTGTTGGTATTTCCAAAGTCGAGGAGTTTTACTTAACGTCAGCAAACAACACGGGCATAACTGTTAATACGAGCGGATGGACTGCAACGGTGCAAACTCCGACAAAGGATAAGCGTTATCTGTGGAATTATGAGCAGATAACATACACAGATAGGAAAGTCGAAAAGACACAACCCTGCATTATCGGAATGTACAGTGAGGATGGGCGTGGAATATCAAGTATTGTAGAATATTATTGTGCCAGCAGTTCAAAGACAATAGTTCCGTCAACCTGGAGCACAACCCCTCCAGCCCTGACCGCGACTTTAAGGTATCTGTGGAATTATGAGGTTATCACCTACACTGATGGAACTTCAAGTGAAACTACGCCGAAAGTTATAGGTGTATATGGTGATAAGGGCGATGATGGGAAATACACAGAGCTGCGTTATGCAAAGAATGGTTCTACGACAACGCCGCCAATCCTTAACAAGGCTTCCCTTGTCCCTGCCGGGTGGTCTACTACAATGCCAAGTGTCGGAACTCTTGAATATTTGTGGATGACTTCCGCCGTGAAATCGGCTGACGGCAATACGCTTGTACAACAATGGGCTACACCTGTAAGGGTTTCGCCGTATGACGGCAAGGATGGTAAAAGCCCGGCACTTGTTTACCGTGGTGAATATGACAGTTCAAAGACCTATTACGGCAATGAGTTTAGGCTTGATTGCGTGAAGTATGGGGATATGCACTATGTTGCGCGGATAGACGCAGGAACGTTCTACGGTGTTATCCCTACTAATACGTCCAAGTGGAATCAGTTCGGTGCGCAGTTCGAGAGCGTGGCAACGCAGTTGCTGTTGGCAGAGCTTGCCAATATTGGAAACTTTATAATAAAGAATAATTGCATCATATCGCAGAAAGGTACTATAAACGGCGTTGCGTCAACGGATTATTCCAATCCGAATTTCGTACCCAATATAATGCTTGACGGTCAAAATGGCCAATCTGTTTTGTGCGGTTCTCAACGAAGCCCCTTTGTCAGATTTGACGGTTCTTGGTATGTTGGTTCTGATTTTAGCAGCCTTGCAGAATGTTACGATAATCTTGTATTCCCAATTAGTGAAACGGGAGGTTGGGAGGAGAATATTAATTTTCCTTGGTCTACCAAGTGCAACGGTCGCAAGATAACTTTGGTGAACTACAAGTGGGGAAACGAAACGCCGAGTGGAAAGTTCGAGATAGAAGCCCCGACAGGCAAGTATTTTTATGAAGACGGAATACAAAAAGACAAGTTACAATTCAGCCGAGAAGTGATAGAATTGCTTGGATATGGAGATAATACGACCTTTTTCGGTTGGATTGTCGTCGGACGGCATGACATTGCGACGGTAAATAAGTATGGGCGGACATTCAAAGTGCTTGCTATGGGTGAGGTAACGGGCACGAAAAGTAGCGCGTCAATAAAATACCATACTTTTGATGGAAGTACATTGAGCGTTGAAAGAAGTGGCACGGGTATATACAAAATAACGCACAGTTCGCAATGGTTTGCCTCTGTCGATGACCGCATGGTAATATTATCAGGTGTGGGCTATGTAGCAGGGGGAGATTCGCCTGTTAAGGCGACATATATCAGTAGTGGGGCAACAGCTATATCAGTACATACAAGTGATGATGAAAGCCGTAATGATGGCTCGTTCCAATTTTTGATTGCTAACTTGTCGAACTGGTCTTATGATTAAGTCGATGTCAGACTGCAATTAATTGCCTTTAATCTGTGTTTGGTGAACACATTTTTATTATCTTTGCAACATAAACAATAGTAGATATGGAAACAACAATGTATAGCTTACGCATACTGTCTAAGGGCAGGGTTGCAGACCTTTCACAGGGGTTTAACCTTGGAGGCGTGCCATTCTCCGTGTTTGTAAGACCTAAAACCACAAGCATGGAAACGAACACAATAATGTCATGTAAGCTGATATGCGATAATGAAACGGGTGATTTTCCCGTACCCATTGGTGATTGGACGCCGGGCGCGATAGTCAGCATTGCGCCTAATGGTATTGATTTGAACGCCTACGATGTATATTGGGGCGCAGGTGAAACGATAAAAAAATAGAAATTATGTCATTGATTTTAGGTAGCGGCAGCACTAAGCCGCAATTCCCATACGATATGTGGTATGGGGTGCAGGGCGACTTCACGAGCAAGGACAAGAAACTGACGAGGGTCGGAAACTTGGATTTGCACCGTACTTTGCCCATTCAGAACAAGTTGAGACGTTTCGTTGAAAACCCGGACGGCTCGGTGAAGTATTATCTTGGGGCTAATGACAGCCGCAAAAAAGACAGTGGCGCGGAGGCTATAATAGACAGCACCGATGGTAATGTCATGCTTGAAAAACCCGAAGATTATATACGTGTGGAAATATCGGGAACAAAATGGTTGTACGCCATATCAGAATATCCGTTGCCCGGCTTCGTTAAGTCTATACGCAAGACTGGTTCACCGTGGCCGGCGACAATAGACCTTACCAACAATAAGGCTGTGTCCGGCTGTTGGCTCACATGGAATGGCGACGAGATTGCAAGGGATGAAAACGGCCTTATCATACTGAAAGGCAATGCCGCACAGTTCCGTGGCGGTTCGGGTGCAGATGATGCGGCAAAGGACGGCACTTACAATTCGCAGCTTGGAATGCCACGAACAAGTATATCCAAGGCAGGTGCAAGACCTTACTGCAAGGACGGCACACACCTTGGTTTCTATCGTTTTTACAACGAGATAGCATGGTTGCAGCGAATTGAATATGCGAGCCTTGACTGTCAGGAAACATACAACGCCACACTTACTGATGACGGTTTCCGTCAGGGCGGACTTGGCCGTGGGCCATCGGTAGATTGGAACCAGTGGAGTACTTGGGGCGGCAATAAGCCTTTCATTCCATGTGGTGTAACGGCTACTCTCGGAAACAATACAGGTAGGGTGTCATACACAATCAAAGGCTGGACGGGCGGCGACAAGGTAGTTGAGGTTACATCTTACCGTGGTTTGGAAACACCGTTTGAATATTTGTGGATGTTGGCTGATGATATACTTATTCACCATGCTTCTATTGAAGATGGCGGTAAGAGCGTTATATATCTTTGCCAAGACCCGACAAAGTTCACTTCACATTCTGACAACGCTACAGACGTGCCGGATGGTTATGTTGCCATGACGGAATTGCCGCGTACTGACGGATATATACTTACTAACGCATTCAGTAATGACGGCTATTCATTCCCTGATGCTATCGGAGGCTCTGCTGCAACAGGATATTGCGACCAATTCTATACCAACCAAGACGATGAAGAACCAACATACGGCTGGTTTGGGGGCTTGTTGTGCGCGGCTGCGAATAGCGGTACGAGTGCAGGTTTCGGCTGTCTGCACACGACTTACCGTTCCTCGTACTCGAGTGCGCACGCTGGCTTCCGCTTGTGCCGTTTTTGAAAAGACTGCAAAATTCGGTACGCGGAGGCAAAATTTTGGCGATTTGACATTTTGAAAACAATTAAGGTTAAGGAGGTATTGGGGGCTTGTTGTGCGCGAATGTGGTTAACGGTACGAGTGCAGGTTTCGGCTGTCTGAACACGGGTAGCCGTTCCTCGTACTCGGGTGCGGTCGGTGGCTTCCGCTTATACCGTATATATAAAGAGATATTAAAAATTCTCATGCCTCCTTGACCCTACCTCTTGGTAAAACAATAATGGTTTAAGACAGTGTGAGTAAGTAATTGAAAGCTCTGTTTTATAGCAACGGCACAGCGCAATGGCAGAAAGATTAGAGGCGTATTCGGACTTTGAGGATTGCGGATATTATATTGTGGGGACAGGAAAGCTGTTTCTGTCGCAAGGCAAGAAACTTAAAAACATCTATCCGCTCATATATTCCACCCAAAATCTCATATATAGTCAGTACACAGCTCAAAAAGGCAAGGCAGGACGGAGGGAAGTCGAGAACTTTAATGAAAACCTGTCAGAAAACTTAGCGAATTTGTATGAAATTTTACGTGATGGGACTTATATCCCAGGCAAGTATAGGAAGAAAATTATATATGAACCAAAGGAGCGTGTCATAATGATTGCGCCTTTTTATCCTGACCGTATAATACACCATTGCATTATCAATGTGTTAGGGCCGCATTGGGTACACCTTTTCATTGCCAACACATACGCTTGCATAAAGGGGCGTGGCATTGATAAGTGTATTAATGACGTGAACAAGGCTTTGATGTCGGACAGGAAGAATACACAGTATTGCCTGAAAACAGACATTAAGAAGTTCTACGACAATGTAGACCATGAAGCGTTGAAGTCAATCATACGGCTTACGATAGCCGACGAAAGGCTGCTTGTGCTGATTGATACGATAATAGACAGTAACGGTCAGAAAAAAGGTCTGGTGATTGGCAGCTTTACAAGTCAGTATTTCGCAAACTTGTACCTTACGCCATTCGACCATTGGGTAAAAGAAGGTTTGAGCGCGATAGTGATGGATAAATTCGGTGTTACGTTCTATTACTTCCGATACATGGATGACATGGTTGTATTGTGCAGCGACAAGGAAGCCTTGCACTTCATATTGGATATGATGGGGTTGTACCTTGGTGCGGAACTGAAAGTTGAGTTTAAGCATAATTGGCAGATTTTCAAAGTCGATGACAGGTGTATTGATTATGTCGGTGTGAAGCAAAGCCATTACGGAATACTTTTAAGAAAGAGCATTCTGTTGAGGTTTTACAAGAAACTTGAAAAGACACAAAAGAAATACATAATCAAAGACGAAAACGACATTAAGCATTTGTTCCCATCTGAATACGGATGGATAATAAAGTGCAGCGATAAGCATAAACAATTCATATTTAATAAATGTTATAACAATGGAAAGGACAAGCATTTTAATGACGGGTCTGTTGTCGAAGACAAAGCCGCAGGTAATCGAAGACTTGAACAACGGACAGGGAACGTTCCACTACAACCACAACATTAAGGAGGTGGCTGTTGTTGAACATGAAGATGGCAGCATGACGATGGCTGACGATGAGGAAAGCGCGACAGGCAAGATGTGGCAGTATGATTGCGTGAGGGTTGAGTACCCTAAAACTGCTGACAACATCTTTGCAACGCTGGTTACTGCAAAATATCCGTCAAATACGGAAAGTAAACTGGTGAATGAGTATCAATCCGCAGTGCTTGGTTTGCTTGATGAGGAGTACAAGAAGCCTTATGAAAATTTCCTGAAAGACCGTTTAGCCATACGCGACATGGTTGATGCAGATTGTGAAACTTACAACATACCTAATGACTTATGATTGAAGATGAGATAACGGATTTTGAAGATGATGTCACGTCTTCAAGCGACCTGTTCGATTGCGAGTTTACATCTATTGATGCTGTCGTGAATGAGGTAACGATTTTCACGGGCGTCGAAAACAGACAGACGGAAAACGGCGAAAGGACATTGGTTGCTTATGGTGAGGGTATAAATCGCTCGGCGTTCTTTACGGATAGCAAGAAACTGAAAGACGTATTTTGTGCGCCGGGCAGGAAATACCCTATGCGCGCAATCATTAAGGTTGTCCGTTATGGCTCGATGTTCGGCTTTCGTGTATTTTCGCCAAAAGCGGAAGTTACGCAGGAAGACATTGACAACTTCAATTATTACAAGCGCACAAAAGGTAAGAAGTATAGACGTTAATGTTAGTGTAGGTTTGGTGGGAGGGATGGGTTGACCTGCCGCTACGGTAATCAATCATAATATGGATATATTGAATTGCATTATGGGCATTGTGGCTTCGCTTGGCGGAATAAGCCTTGTAAAGTTTCTTTTTTTCATGAAGCCTGAACGCCGCCTGAAAAATATCGAAGCGGAAGAAAAGGAGATTGGCGTTATGAGGGGGCTTATCGAAAGCCTGAATAAACGCATCGAGCAGCAAGACAAGAAAATTAGCGAGCTGAACGGGAGGGTAGACAAGTTGTATGTGGAGAAGCACGAGCTGGAAAAGCTGAATAATGAGCTTACGCGAGAGAACAACGAGCTACGATTGCAACTAATGGAAGCTCGGCATAATATCTGTGTGCGTCCTGATGACGAGTGTTTGAAACGTATGCCCCCACGGGATTATTGTCGCCTTGTAAAACTCGCCAACCATGAATATGATAAGTATTATCCAAATTTGAATGAAGATGAAGATAGCGGAATACCTGAAAAGCCTGATAAGGGCTGATACTCTTGACAGTTCAAAGAGTTTCGCACTTGTACTGTCTGTAATAGTCGGGGCTTTGATAGCCCTATGTATTTGCTTTTGTCTTGTTTGGGATGTATGTCAAAACGGTTATATTAAGACAGACCTTAATTCTTTGGGCGTATTCCTTTTGTGTGTCGGCGCATTCATGGCTGGAGGCGGAGTAAACAAGGCTTTAAGTGAACGGAAAAAGAAAAATGTTAATCCTAAAAACAAAGGAGGTAATGATGATAGTGTTGATAGATAACGGGCACGGAAACAATACGCCCGGCAAATGCTCGCCTGATATGCGATTGCGTGAATATGCCTATACACGTGAAATCGCCAAGAGGCTTGAAAAGGCATTGGTTGCAAAAGGTGTTGACGTTATGCGCATAACGCCGGAAGAAAACGACATTTCGCTTGGTGAGCGTTGCCGTCGGGCTAACAAGTACGGCTCGAGGGACGTGATACTTGTATCTATTCACTGCAACGCCGCTGGTACCGGGAAGTGGATGTCGGCGCGTGGTTGGGAGTGCTACACAAGCCGTGGCAATACCAACGCTGACAAACTTGCTGACTGTCTTTATGACGCAGCGGAAAGCGCAGGGTTGAAAGTGAGGAAAGACACAAGCGATGGCGATGCGGACAAAGAAGCAGGATTTTATATCCTAAAACACACGCTTATGCCTGCCGTGTTGACCGAAAACTTATTCCAAGACAACAAGGAGGACGTAGAGTTTCTTTTGTCTGAAGCTGGCAAACAGGCCATTGTCGATTTGCACGTTAAAGGTATAATGCAATATATAAGTGAATATGAGCAAGCTAAGTAAATGGCTGTTGGCGGCGTGCCTTATGTTGGCGGTTGCCTGTTTCGCACTGTTTAAGGCGAACAAAAGCCTTAATGATGAAAATACACGCCTTGGCAGCAACCAAAAGGCATTGCTTGACAAGGCAACGTATTATCAAACAGAAGCTGGCAAATATGCCGCTTCTGTTCAAAAGTTGGAATTGTCCTATGAGGAATTGAAAGACAATTATCAGGACATTTGCAATGTTGCTGATGAGCTTGGCATTAAGGTTAAACGTTTGCAATCGGTAGCAACGACTGCAACTGTTACGGATGTCAATGTTGAAACGAAAGTCAAGGACAGTATTATATATAAAAATGGTGTCATTGATTCCGTCAAGGCTTTCAAGTGGCGCGATGCGTGGGTTGATGTAGCTGGAACAATTAAGGGTGATGATGTCTCGTTAGGGATGACTTCCAAGGACACATTAATCCAAATCGTGCACCGCGTACCTCGCAAATTCCTTTTTTTCCGCTGGGGTACGAAAGCCATTCGCCAGGAAATAACAAGCACCAATCCGCACTCCAAGATAATATATACGGATTATATAGAACTCAAATAA